AGGAGCTTGCGCCTCCATCATTTGTGAAGAAAATCTGGTCGCCGGGCTGAGGGTCCTTGAAGAAGTGGCCGGCCTTCTTGTAGTATCTCATGCTGTAGGTACAACCCGCACCCTCACCCTTCTTGGGCTGAAAAGTCATGGCCATACCCAGCTCAAGGCCGAATGTGTAGATGAAGCAGTAGTCTACGAAGCAATCGCACCATGAGTAACCATTCTTCTTGCCGTTGTAGACGACTCCAAGGTTGTCCAGAAATGCCGCGAACTTATTCCAGTTATTGTAACCGGCGTTCGCGGTTTTGTCGTTGAGCTGAGAATTAGTAGCTTTTTCAAGGTACCCAATTTCAGCTCTTGCGGTTTCAATTACTCGGGTCTGCGGTGTCATGTTCGTCTTCCTCCTTGATTTTAACACGCTCATCAATATCAGGTGACTCTTCAAGTTCGACGGGCTCGGAGGGCGGATTGGGGTTATTAGAACCGGGAGTTGTGGCTGTAAGCATATCTTTCAGTTTCTTAATAACGTCTACCGCGTAGGCTGTAAACGCGGCGAGCATCACGAGGGACACAGCTGTCATCAAATTGACTGTCTGCCCATCAATTTCCACAACCATCAGGTTCGGATTGAGGTAGCCTGCGAAATAGACGGCGATGAGTGCGACGGCTACAACACCGCCCTTGATGCACCCATTACGGAATTTCACCTTATCCCAGTCACCCTCAATGATTGCACCCGTAGACCCGAGAGCGATATTGGCGAGGATGACAAGAATAAGACCCGCCGCAAGTCGAATGGCGGTCATATCCAAAATATTCATTGTTTTTCCTCCTCATACTTTCGATATAAGTTTACACAGTTTTCTAAGGTCTGCTTCTTCAGCGTCGTAAAACTTATTAGACCACAGCCAGAAGTCTTCAAAGTCTTTACGTCTGAATTCATTTGCCCAAGGGTCTTTCCACAAAATCTGCCAACGCTCTTTAACCTTAGGGTTATCGGGCGTGGGAAGACTCAGCAGTTTCAGAATGTCGTTGATTAGGTATGCTCGTTGAGACACATCAGGAGAATTTGCCTGTACAAGATAATCCTTCTGCATCTGACAATCATCGTTGCACAGAATATCATCTTTCCAGTAGATAATTCCATTGACGCACTTGAGCATCGTACCGTAGGGAATATTTACTTTTTCCCCCGTTCGACTCAAAGCTCTGAGCCGTTTTCTTACCATGTACTGTCCGTCCATATTCAGGCCTCCGTGTTATTCGGTTACTTCTGTCCAGCCGTAAACGCCAGGTTCCCAGACGTTCGACGCGACGTCGGACTTCCAATGCTTCCCGTTGTGGGACACCTTTGCGTCTTTCTCGTATGCGTCATGAGCACCAACAGGCTGAGACCATGCGGGCCACTCTTCAGCGGGGTCGCTGGTTTTGCTCCACAGACTGACCGCTGTGTCAGGTGTCCAGTCAGCTTGAGAAGTATGAGCCTGGATACACTTATAGAGAACTTCCTTATACCTGCGAATCTGACCCACCGTGTAAGCAATAGGATATGCCCATTCAGCGAACAGTTCAGCGTGTTCAGCCGCCGTGGCAGCATCAATGGTGCCCGCCTCTGCCATCGTGACAAACGTGATGCCGTTGACAACCCACGCCTTCTGAATTTCAGTGGCGGCGCACACTTCGCAAAACTGAGCTTCCCGTGCGTTTTCGATACCCCCGTTTGTACCAAGGGTGAATGCCTCACCGTTGAAGGCGATTCCCTGCGCTTCATCTTCTGCACACAGGACGAAGCAACCATTGTCAGCCTTTTTGATAAACGTGAGTTTATCAGCTACGCCGATTTCGGTTCCGTTTTCAAAGATTCTGAACATTTTGTACCTCCTATGATGTTATAGTATAGGCGATTTAATTTTAATACACGGTTATGGTCGTTATAACTCATGTAATATCCTCTTATTGAAGCATTATACCACTCAGCTATCTTGTCCTCTGTTATTTTGCCCTCTTTCAGCTGTCGTGCGAAGAAGTGCATTTTATGACGAGTTCGTTTAAGGCTGTCCCTGTTTCCTCTGCAGACAACCTTTCCGGTATCGGTCAAGAAGAATGTGGCCTTGCAGTATTTGAACTTGCTTGTGAGTGGTATTATTTTACACTTGTTTCGGTTTATTTGCAACCCCTTATTTTGAAATCTATCGTGTACGTCTTCTATAAATGCCTTTGCTTGCTCTTTTGTATCGAATATGGCGTAGTAGTCGTCCATATAATGAGCAAATTCTTTGACACCAAGTTGGCATTTCACATAGTTGTCTACGATAGATGGTAACGCGACCATTTCAGCCTGCGACGGCTCTACACCCAGCGGCATTCCTATAGAGGTGCCCGACGTTTTTGCGAAGTCCATGACCACCTGGTCGCATAAATTTCTTATTCTGCCGTCTTGTATCATGTCCTGGTGGCGATTGTATATCGCCCAATGTGGAGCAGACGGAAAGAATTTTCTAAGGTCTATCAAAACGATGAACCCGTCTCTTCCATGCTTTCTATACCACTTATGAAGATGAGTTTTTAATCGCATGAAGGAGAAAGAAAGTCCTTTGCCTTGTTGGCTCGCACCGTTGTCATAAATCATTTGAGGTCTATACAACGGGTACAGAATATTCTCGGTTATCACTTTATGCACCTGTCTGTCTTGAACCGTAGGTGCGTCTATGGGTCGTATCTTTCCACGCTCTGCGAGCATGAAATGTGAACCCTTGTGACCTTTCCATGTACCATTGATTACCTCATGGCGCCTTAAAGCTGTGCCTGAAATCAGGTGAAGTTCAAAGTTGTTCACACTCCTCTTCCACCTGACTCCTCTACAACACTTCTCGCCGGCTTTGAATAACGTACTGTATGAGAATATCTCTTCCAGTGAGCCCAGTTGCTCATTTCTGTTTAGTTTACTTTTCTCTCGTTTCTCCTTTCTTCGTTGATATCTATGTTCATGTCGCTCCGAACTATTCATGGGTAGTTTTCGTCCTCCGTACAGTATATTATAGAAGCAGGTTATAACTGCGTAATGACAAATCATGAAATGAGTTACTGCTATACCTCACCATGCAAGAAGCGTCCGACTTGCCATATCAGAGGTGCTATTTTTGGATTAACTCCATGGAAGTGCCTCTCCTTCTGTGTAAAGGTTTATTTCACATAAAGCTACTTTCTTCAACCAATCCTGAGGGATTCACAGAATCCGGGCGCCAACCCAAACGAATTATTCGCATTGTTATTGTTGGCGTTGCCATCGGTATTCACATTACAGAAATTATTGCTGTTGTTGTAATTAGCCGAACGACAATGAGGTTACAGAGACACACCAGCTATTGAATTATTCGGTACGAGATGCGTCGCTTCGTATAACGCCATTCAGGAGCATTTCCTCTTTGGCGATTAGCTCTCCGAGCCTATCGGCCATTCTATCAAGTCTTGCGACTGCTCCTGCTCCATCTTTCTTGTCCAACGTATCTGTGAAGCTACCAGCGGGGTTCTTATTCATCTGCCTGTAACACGCAAGAAGGCGAACATCAAGAGCACGAAGATTCGCACGGGCCAAGATTAGAAATTTTGTTCTTTCTTCCATCTTCATCGCAAAGTGTCTACCTTGAGGATAAATAGAATTTGCAGATTCGCAGTTATCCATCAATGAACCGGCTAACTCTGCGATGGGTTGTGCTACCAACCTTGCGTACCTGGCACTGACTCTTGTGAGGAATCGAATGGTTTCATCATAGATTTCATATGCCACCGTTACGAACTGCGCTTTAGATTCACTTCTCTTCGATGCGAGAACAGACATATTTTAACCTTCGGGCGAGGAAAGAGCCCCGCCCGCTTTCGCGGGACGGGGATTCCCAGATTTACGATTAGACACAGAAGCCGGGCGCCAACCCAAACGAATAATTCGCACCGGTAAGGTTGGCGGTGCCATCGGTATACACAGAACAGAAATAAGAGCTGTAGCGGTAAAGAGCCGAACGACACCAATGATACACAGCGGTATCAGTAGCATCATGACGATACTTGACTTTACTGTTACCGGCCTTATAGTAATCGTATTGTGCCTGATAGTTCTGCTCGTACTGGTTCGCATAGCTGCGGGTACCCTGGATTTCAAACTCTGCAAGGAAGAACAAATAATCAGTGGTGGGTGTGACTGCGCCAGATGTATTGCTGGCATTACCTGTATTATCTGTGTACTTCGTAACAGGCTTCATGACAGCTCGAAGGTCCGCAGGCAGAGCGGCCATAAAGCTATTTGTAGGAGGCGAAGTAGGAGTACCGCTATTGCCCAGCAGAGTCTTACGACCGTAGCTGTCATTCCAACCACCTACGTTGGTATTAGACAGATTCATTCGGAAACCCTGACTGGAACCAGTGTTGGAGTAGTTGGAATCGCAGAATGCGATATCCGTACCGCTCGTAGTCTTACCAATCTGGAAGTGAATACGGTTCGAACCTTCCTTACCGCTGTTGTGGTTGAATCCGAGAATAAACGCCCTCACGGTGCTGTTCAGCGACATACCTTGAACAGTTCCGGAAATCTGAATATTCTTGTAGTCGCCCACGTTCCAGTAGGTGGCGCCGGTTCCTGCATCGGACACAGACTTGATGTCTGCCCAGCTATTCTCATTCAGAGTATTGCTGATAAGACTGACACTCACGTTCACGGTCTGAGATGCGGGAGCGGTATGGTTCGTATCTGCCGCAACATTGATTGTAATCACGCAGTTTCCAGACTTAACACCGGTGACGGTGATGACATTTCCGCTGACAGAGGTTGTAGCAACCTGCGTATCATTAGAAGATGCGCTGATAGCGCCAGTACCTTCTCTGGTAATTGTGATGGTATCCGACTTCTTATTGGTCGTAATCTGAATAGACGTTTTGTCCTTCGTGAAGGAGCCCGCCTTCTTACCGATAGACCAGTTGACTGTCTTTGCCGTCGTTGTGCCATCGGGCCACTCATATTTGTCGTCCTTGAGAGACACCTGCATGGTGTAGGAACCCGCGTTCGTCGCGCTCTGCGTACCGCTCAGCATCATCTTGGTTGCATCATACCCAAAAAGCATAGGGGACTGAGATGCGCCGTTGTAGGTAAGAGTACCGCTCTGAGTGGGCACAGAAGACACTTTGATTCGACTTACCGTGACAGCGACAGATGCGGTATAGGCCTGACCGCCGATGGTTGCGGACACGACGACAGACGTGGTACCGTAAGTCATCGTCTTGGGGCTGTAATCTACCTGGTCTGTGATTACAGCGGTAGAGCCGTCTGCGAACGTGGCCTTCACGACCATACCCGCGGGGTCAAACTGGTCACCCACGATGTATGCCATCTTGGTAGGATTGCTCGTTACCTTAATCTTTGTGGCGATACGAAGGTCAACTGTGTACTTGAGAGCGCCCGTAACTTCAACGACCTGAGAAACAGTCTTAGCACCATACGTTGCCGTGACGGTCCATGTGCCCGTGTTGGGAAGAGAGAACTCCTGGCTGCCCGTACCCGTGAGGGTTGTGGTACCGTCCGAGCAGGTCAACGAAGTTCCTGCAAGAGCGATGACAGAAATTGTCGGGCTCTGAACACCGAGTGCGCTTTTCAGTTTTGCGATTGTGATTGACTTGGACTGCTGGTCTGCGGTAGAATAAAACGGAACCGTATCATTCGTACCCAGACTCTGCGAAACAGGCAGACTCTCAGTTTTAGGCTGATAATCTCCCAAATCGTCCGGAAAATACCCCTTAGGAATCTTCTTCGTTTCGGGGTCCAGCGGGGCGAGGTCTTCGAATGCGGCGTCAATTTCCTGAGCCGCTTTCTGAACCGCATTTACCTGCCTGTTGAGATAGTTATACCCGTGCTGAGGCGTCAAGCCAACTTCGGTGCCGCCCGGCGACACATATTGGCTATCGGTCCAGTTTTCAGGCAAATCCGCAGGCAGACTCTGTTTGACCGGTCTTGTTGCCATATAACTTTCCTCCTTTTATTAGCCCTCTTTGATTCTGATTGTGTGCTTACCCAGAATTGTCTGAGGTACAGGTACCCACACATTCGAGTTGGACAGCACATTATCGTCACCGTCGAGTAACTTGATGTTTGTCACCTCTTCAACCTGGGCAGGAGTTACCTCATATTCAAGAGTAACCACAGACCCAATGGCATGGCTGACTCTGAAAGACGTAATCTTAACAGAGTCATTGATGAGTACCGCCTTGATGTCCGAAAGAACAAATCCGGCGGTATCATGAAGAAGTTTATCCGTGATAGAAGCCTTATCTGCCATCTTAATTATAGCACCTCCCTCAGTTAATGCAAACGGTTTTTCTCCCAAAGCCCAAGACCCCAATTTGTAGTACCACTCAAGTACCTGAGAACCACTTATCGTGGCGAACGGAAATGCACCGAGTCTCCACTGGCCTAGAAGATAATTCCACTGAATAGTCCTGTATGAAATCTCTTCGTTGATTGCGATAAGCAACGCCGTGAGCGGCACATTCGTAAAGATGATATTACAGGGCTTAATCTGGTTGATGGTAAATTCGAGTTCTTGGTACCAGTTCTGATTCAATGCGGAAGACTCAACATACAGAGTATAGTTGTTGAAATCTACATGAGCATTCCATGCACCCTCTCCGATAATATCGTCCAGTCTCTTTTTAAGAAATCTGAAAGTGAACGGAGGTGTAATAGTGATTCTATTTAGAACTCGCTGTCTTCTGAATTCCATAGATTCAGTGGTAGGGTCTGCGATGATTCCAAGCATCATCTCAAACATTTCAATACCTTCATAGTTTGCGGTTAGAACGAAGGTATTTGCAAATGCTTGAGATGCCTCGGTCTGAGCAGAAGATAGTTGTCGCTGTTCAGCGTCGATTATGGCGTCCATCTCCGCGACATCCTTGTAGATGTGCGGGACGAACGAACCGAGGAGTCTATCATACATTGATAGTCACCTCCCCGAGTTTGGGCAACTGCTGAGTCTGTGCATTTTCCGTGAACTCGATGTCTTCTGCGGCGCCGTTCAGCGTAACATGAGTGACATTTGCCACCCCTGCGACATTGACGATTACAGAGGTAACTCGTGCGACAAACATGGAGAGAGAATACTGATTCAAGTCATTGGAACTTGCCCAGCTTTGCCTAAGCTCATTGATATACGCCGTAAGCGCATTTTTGATGGGCTCCTCTACCTGCCCCTTCGTGTACCCTGTCTTCAGCACGAGAGTGGCGGATACAGCAACGCTAACCTCTGTAGGTGTAACTACGGTGACCTTGTGGCCAATGGGCGCGATGCCCAGACCATCGCCCGTCTCGCCCTGTGCGTTTTCCGGGTCAATATACTCCTGTACTTCCTTGATGTACTCGCTGGAAACAGGATTATATTCAGGGTCGATAATGCTCAACTTCACCGTGCCTCCGCCGTTCCATACGGGGTAAATCTGAACAGCACTCACTCCGCTCAATGCAGTTACCTTCTCACGGTAGTCTGCAATATTTCCGCCGAATGCTTTCTGGTTCAGAGCGGCGAAGTAGCGAACACGGAATTCTTCGTCTGTTTCGGTATTTCGAGCAGGAATTAGAAGAGTGGACATTTCAGCTGTCGCAACACCCTTGATGAAAGTGATGTTCACAAGAGTACCCGAATACTGATTTCCGATTGTGCCCGCTTCCTCGCATCTGAGCTGATAGTAGCCAGGAACATACAGACCCGAGTCGTCATAGAAATAGTCAATGACGGTGTAGTTTATGGGAGACGTGTCACTCACGGTGGAAAATCTGGCACCCATCGGCACAGAGATAGGAGTACCCTCGCTGTCTGCAAAATATGCCTTCTTGACAGCGTATGTGGCGGCGTATCTTTTGAGCCCCTGTTCTGCCGCTCTGTTATCAAGAGCATCACCTGTTGCGGTAATGGCAAAGGTGTCTTGATAAAACCCTCTAAGCTCCATGAAGAATCCTGCCAACATTTGGCAGAAGGGGGCCAGTGCATCATAGATGATACTGCCCTCACGCTTATCCAGGCTATCATCCACAAAGGACAACGCCTGAGACATGAGATATTTGTATGTGTACTGTTCCAGCTTGTCGCCAATCATAACTGTACCTCCGTTTCTACTTTCTGGCTACCGTATATTGTGTCGGCATAAAAGGACACAGTACACGAGTCAAGTCCAGTCCTCGTGAATTTGAAATCTCTCACACCCGTTACTCTGTCATCACAGCATAGGGCCTCTTCGATAATTTTAGGTACTCGCGCGACCACATAGTCATAGGACTGACCTACAAGAAGATTGAGCTGATTACCGTAGTACCAGTCATAAATCTCATAAGCGTATTTAGAGGTGTCCAGTACCTTCTTGATAAACTGCATCACGGCCTCGGAATCATCAATGTTTCCCATGATTCTTCCGTTTTCCATATCCAACCTGAATGTCTTGGTAGGTAAGGTTTCAAAATCTTCTGTCGTGTCTACAGAAAAAGCAGGAGTTTCAGGTATCACGGTTTCACTCCCTCCTTTCGTTGGAGAACATAGTATTTTTGACCTCTTCCGAGTTTAATCATCATCACCTTGTCTCCAACTTTTAATCCTCTCCACAGCTTAATCTGATAGATGCCACAGTTATCTTCAGAAGTGGCTCCATGAACACCCGTATGACCATGAGGGTTTTCAAAGATGTAGGTGCCAGAATCGGCTGTACGAGTTATAATTGTTTCTTGACAAAGTGCTCCCAGAATTAAAAAAGCCTCTGTCAGTTCCCTATTGTCAACTTTGACTTTAAGGGGAGAGACAGAGGTTACTTCGCCTTCTACAATGTCGACGACTTCATTCTGAGGAGTGCGCCCTGCCTCTCGCATCATCTTAGCGAGTCTGTGACCATCACCCACCGCGAACAACCTCCGTTTCTAAGTCCATTGTATGCTCGTTATTTTTGAATTTATGTGTACATTGAGTGACGAGAAGGTAACTATTTAGAGACAAGTCACCCAGGTCCGCAATTTTGCACTTGAAGGTGCAGCCTGCGAAAAACTCCTTGACACCCAGACAATGCAACGTGAGTGAACGTCGAGTATCACAGTAGTATTTGAGCATCTTTAGGCCGCGAGCTTCAATCTGCGAAAGATTGTAGCTTTCGTCCACCTTTTCGTACAACTGCAAGATTCCCCAGCGTTTTATTTTCCCGCCGCCATTTACCGTGTCGTTGACAATGAAAACTTCGCGCTTTCCAGTAGTCTCGTTGTCCCGGTACAGCTTGATTTGGTTGTACACATCCTTATCTATAGAGGTCTCATAATCAAACCCGGTGACAAATGATGCGTCACCCAGCATCTCCGGTCTCATGCAAGACTTCACGTTAAGGTGCTTGATTACACCAAAATCATCTCTGATAAAAAACCACTGATTGGTATTTGCAAGAGTGGCATCCAGAGCATTCTGAACCATTTTGTATAGGGACACCGCGTCCTCCGAACGGGGCGGGCAGATGTAGGTGCTGGGGTCCGTAATTTCATACTTGAGAACAAACTCGTCGCACAGCTGAGCAAGAATCTGAGAACTGGTTACATTCTCAAACACCTTCGAGTCTTTATTCTTCAGATATCGCAACTGGTCATATGCTGTGACCTTGATGTTTCTAACATCTTCGTTACGACTCTTCTTGAACACGAAGCCCTTGAACATCTTATAACCATCTACGATGACGGACACAGTCGCGCCTTCCCAGAAAGCAAGAGGGCTCGTAGCACGAACCGTAAACTCGCACTTACCAGGATTGTCTGTCATATAGGTGGTTATCGTCATATCTGACACAGCACGAGACACATCGAATGTCTTATTGTGTCTATTATCGAATATGATGGTCTTTACATTCATGCAAGCACCACACTTTCTGCGGTTACCCAGCCTAACCAGCCGCCATCGGGGGTGGTGACGTGATAGGGGTGACTACCCTTCTTATTGATTAAGTTTACCTTACCTCGATAGTTGGTGAATGTCTTACCCGGTTTTGCACCGTAGCTGTCGTAATGAACACGACCATTCAGCACAACATCACAGCCGATGGTAATCTGTTTTGGGGCAGGGGTAACTTTTGCGGCGGGTTGAACTGTTCCTACTTCTGTCTTTGCTCTTGTAGAGCGGTTGGTAGACGTTGAGGCCAATACAGAGATAGAGTAGTCTTTATATTCCTTGAATGTGATGGAGTAATAGGTGTCTTCGTGGTCTCCTCCCTGATGGTAGTACGTGAAATCTTCAATGACAACTTCACGGTCATAGCCCATTCCGCCAACAGATTCAATACCTGTGACTGTGAGTCTACAAGGCTTGCATTCTTGACGAATTTGATTGATTAGGTCAAGATAGAACTGAGCGGAACGGAAGCTACCTTTTGTTCTGACTCCTGTCCACCAACTCTCATAAGGGAAGAAACTGTCCCAACTGATTTTATCCAGCTGGGGCAGTTTGGGGACGACGATGTCGCCGATTGTAATAATCTCAGTGTCAAGATTATTAGAAGAGCTCGACACCTCGATTTTTTCAGGGTTGACAGGGAACTGCACAACCTGACCATTATAAGTAAGAAAGATTCCAATATCCACCTGTCAACCCTCCTGTTAGTTTGAAACGAGCGATGTGGCCATCTGCTCTTCCACCATGTCCTCAATGACGTCCATAATCTTGTTGACGTCTGCGGTTTCTCGCACGTCTCCAAAGCTGATGTGCGCCACTGGGGTAATCTGCTGGAGATTGAGAAGATAGTCACGAGCCGCCATATCTCGCAGAAGCTGAATGTCTTCATCGTTGATGTTGACATCGTTCTTGATGGAGCCCACGCTATCGAGGTTACCACCTGCTACGTTTACTCCTGCGCCTCCTAATAACTTTGCAATTTCTTCCGCCGTCATTGATTCGAGAGACCCAGGTTTATGAGACTGAATCCAGTCCATCGCAGAAGTGCCTGTATCATACCCATATTTATAGGCATTTTCAGGGCTCCACCACACACTCTGTAATGCAGAATCCACTTTTCCAAACGTGTCAAATATGTCTGTTACACCATCCATACCCCCGTTCAGTACAGCTTCCATCTGTCCATACAGATTATTATCTGGGTCTGCAAATCTATCTTTTGTACGATTACCAAAGTCTTTCCACACATCCCCTATCTCGGATATATCATCTTTGGGGTCATGTTTGTCCATAAATTCTTCATATACCCCGGTGACCTTGGTACTGAACGTACCTAAAATTCCAGAAAGATTAGAACCAAATATCTTATCTATACCACCTGCAATCACATTCAGTACGGTAAGTACAGTATTGGCAAAGGTGTATAGTTTTGTCGCCGCGAGTTGTAGCCCGATGTCTATACCAGCCGCTATTAGAAGACCTAATGTTTTGAAAACACTTATAATAAGGTCGATGACAGTGGTGACGGCATGGACAACCCAATATATAACTTGGGCGACAGCTTGAACAACAAGAAGGGCGAAAGTACCGACTACGACTATCGCAGACATAAAGGTGGCAACGATAAATGCGCCCAAATCCACAATCAACAATATAGCGTCCCACAAAACTGATATAACAGCTAAAATTGCACCTAATATGATTCCAGCGGTTTCCGACGCACTATAACCCAGTTGCATAAGATAGTAAGCAACAAGACCAACCACCGTTGCAATGAGTAATATGGGCCACGTTACTTTGAGCCACGCTATAAAGGAGGCGGCAGCTGCCGCGGTTATGGCTGCCGCAAGACCGTAGAATAAACCAGTAGCTACGGGCACATTATCCTGTACAAAGGATATCAGGTTTTTTATGCCCGTCAGCGAATAATCGCACATATCTACGATAATGCTCAACGCAACGCCTATGTCATCCAGTAACTTTGAACCTCGGTCTGAATTGAGGTAGTCTACTAAATTCCATACGATATTCGTTAATTTATTTAACGGCCCTTCTGCAAGACTCAACTTATGGAGAAAGTATTTCCACGTGGTAACAAGTGCCTCCGTGCCTTGACTGAATGTCTTAGGCATTTGCTTAAACTTTTCATCAATTTTGCCCTGCATGGCAAGAATGGCGCGAATTACTCTGTCAGAAGTCAATTCGCCCTGTGCGCCCAACTCCTTAAGGTCTCCGATACCGATTCCTTTGAATTTGTCGTCTACCATGCCCAGCCCTTCTGCCAATACTTGCGCAAAATAGGGGGTGTTTTCACGAATAGACCGAAGTTCATCTCCTTGCAATAGACCAGAAGATAATGCCTGATTCAACTGGCGTAGAGCCCTTCTATTATCTTCAGAAGTGGCGCCGCCTGCTATCAGCGCCTTATTTATTATACCCGCTGTGTTTATACTTGACAGAATATTACCTGAGCCTGAAAATACACCAGATATCAAAAGTTTATTCACCAGGTCTGCTGTATCTTCTAGACTTGTCCTTGTTCCAAGAGCGGTTTTATAGATTGCACCGTAATATGCAAGGTCGCTCACCGACGATGTATTGTAGAGTCCGATACGAGCCACCGCGGAACGAGCGTTATCCACGGACTCCATCATGGAGCTAAATTTGTTTACTATCCTATCTGCTATAGATAGGGCAGAATTTAATCCAGTTGTTAAAGTGTCCCACGACTTATCTATATTTTTGAAATTAGAACTGAAAAATCTACCCACCTTAGAGGCGGCACTTTTTATATTGTCCATCAGTGACGATGTTTTATCTAAATCACCATTTAAGGACCTCACAGCGTTATGTGCGGCTTGAATGTCATTTTCAGCACGTCTGAATACGTCACTGTTCATACCCTTGTTCGTGGCGCGGTCCAGCTGGTCCATGGCCTTCATGGTGGAGTCGAGTGCTTTAAGAACTGTCTTAAGAACCGGAGACATCCGGTCGGTAAGATTGATGGAATTGTTGATTGCAGCCATTGAAGATTACCTCCTTCTTACCGACCGGCGTCCGGAACCTCTCTTATGAGAGTTTAGTTTCTTACGTTGCTTTTCTTCCTCTTCGCACCGCTCCTGAATGAAGCAGTACATAAGAGCTCTCTCCTTGGCGGGGAGAAAGGCGAATTCACTTGGTTTCCAATGCAGTTTCATCACCGCATAATAGCAATACCAAGTGTCTCCGTCTTTCTCCTTTAAGAGTTTTTTACCTCATCCATCTCTTCCTCGACATCGGAGTCGAAGCCGGAAATGATAAGAGCCTGCTCAGCGATGGTATTGATTTCACCCGCCAGGAAGCATCTGTACAGAAGCTCCTCAGGACGATTGACACCCGCTGCCTTGAGCATCTCAGGGTCCTTCAGGTTGGGGTCCACCAGGCTGTTGACACAGATGAGCTCGTTGAAACGCTTGGTATTGAACCGGCGCTTCTTCGCGCTGTTGGGATTCTCGATGCACTGTTGCTGGTAGTCCGTGTACTGCTGACCCGTGATGACACGAATGGTCAGCGGGTGGTCCTTCATGCGACCGCCGATGTTGATGGTTTTCTTAAGGTCGTTCACATTGGATTCGAGCAGAAACTGCTGAAGAGCGTTCATTGTTGTTCCTCCATATTCTTAATTATTTGTATGAACTCTTAGCCGCCCAGTTCAGGCGCCGCGAAAGAGTCCAGAAGGTCTACATCGTCAAAGGTGAAATCCAGGTCCTCATCCAGCACCTCGGACTCCACATCGAGCTTTGCAACGATAGAAGAGTCGATAGAGCAGTTCTTGAGGACGACGGTCTGAAGACCCACGGAAGAGCCGGGGTCATCATTGGTGATGGTGATGTCAAAGTACACGGGCTTGCCCGTCTTGATGTACTGAACAACCATCTTACGGAACAGAGACGTGATGTAGTACACAGTCATCGAGCCGGAACCGGACCAGCCGTTAGGCTTGTGCTGGGCACCACGCTTGCCAAGAGTGTAGACATCCGTCTTCTCGATTTCAGCGGTAGCTTCCAGGTTCTTGACCATAAACAGGTCTTCCACCCTGTCGCCACTCGCATCATGTACGAGCATGGACGCCCAACCTTCCTGACCAGAGATGACATCTCCTGCTTTCAAATACGGCATATTTTACACCCCTTTCTTAAGCATTGACATTGACAGTCATGTAGAGTTTCTCCATGCTGTCAACGGGCTGAATGGTCATGTCCACGACCACGCTGTCAACATCTTCGCCCGGAAGGACAGTAATGTCGCTGGCCCCGTCAAAGTTGTCGATAGCTCTGATACCGACCAGGGTGTCAATCTGGTGAATCAGCTCGGTCTTGTACTGAGCACGGCCCTTGGTGTCGTTGGAAATCTTACCGCAGTAATTACGATTGAAAACGAGCATGGCCGTATTGGCAATCTCGTCCAGACAACGGATTACGCGATTCTTGCTGAAGGCATAGCCTTTATCCACCGTGAAGGTGTGAAGAGTGTTGATGTCCTTTTCTACCACGACCGCACCGTCCTGGCGATAGGACAGAACAAACTTGCCTGCCTTGAGAGCATCTGCGATTTCATCCTCATCAATGGGGTTAATAATCTCAACAGCGCCCTCCACCTCTGCGGCGGTAAGACTCTCGTTTACTTCAGCGCCCGCAGTCTGAGAAGCGGCCCACAGCATAAACATGGTTTCATCGACCGTCTCGGTCTTGGTCTTGAAGCCCTGATGAACACTGATGATGCCTTCGTAGTCTGCGGTGTTGTAGTCGTACACGACTGCCTGGACTTTCTTACCGCGCTTCTCTCTCCAAATCTCCACCATGTCCTTGATGAGAGGAGCGGTAGAAGATGTCTTGTCGTACATGGCAAGGCACTGAAAATTCTCTGTGTTGAGAAGCTTCCAGAAGTCCGCATAGGTGCTGGGGTCGTTTTCGCCGTTCGTACCACCTGCCAGCGGAGTGCCGGCGGTCTTGGGAACACTTGCAGAAGGATTCTTGACATCGAAGTCCACATACTGCGACTCCAGGTCTGCCAGTGCGGAAATGGTCCCAACACTGAACTCCTCTTTGAGGAGGTTATTGAACAGAACCTGAACGATGCTATTACCCACCTGCTTGGTGTCCGCGGCAATGACGACGGTAATCTTGTTACCGGACGTGCCGTCGTATTTTGCAGTGAGCGTCAGAACATCTGCACTCTCTGCCTGAATGGTAGCAGTTGCCTTGGTGCCCGCCTTATCCGTCCGGTACAGAAGTGCGGTGAAAGCACCGGACAGCACAACGCGATAGATAAGACTCTCTTCCGTATCAGTTGCAGAGCAACCGATTTTAGGAATACTGCCACCTGTGAGAAGTTCGTCACCCGTGACTTTAATGATAGAACCGCGAGGTCCCCAAGTCATCGGAAGACCGATTGCGACCGTACCGCGCTCACCGAGAGTGCCTACGGCCTTGGGCACGGAAACAAAGTTTATATAGGCGCCGGGCCGAACTTTGTTCTGTGCAATCCAGGTACCACCACTGGGCATTCAAATCATCCTTTCATTCTTTAATTTTTTGACCATAGGTCAATGTCTGCATATCAGGTATAACATCACCTGTCTGGAGAACTCTATAAGAGTATCGAGCTGTTACATGAAGCACATCATCTACTACTCTCCACTCCATTCGGGTGGCCTTGACCTGTTGTCCACTTACTTGAATTCTACTGATGGCTTCTAAAACCATTACAGCTACGCCGCGGGCCCAGGTCTGTATATCGTTCTTCATCTTAGGAGGATGACACCTGACATCAACGGAGTGGTCCCACATCGCATATCTTCCAATCTGCGCCGTGGAAACCGTATTTACTGACTCTACAAAGATGCAAGGAAACACCATACCCTGAACAGGTTTGTCTTTATAGACTTCCTTGAACTGGTTGGTTGTAAACCTTGTGCGGAGTCTGGTTACAAGTTCGGAGATAACTTCTTGACCCGTGAGTTCTTTAGCCATTACATTACCTCCAATCCTTTACACCATTTTTGAAATTCCGAATTAAACCGAGAAGGCATTTCTGCATATATTCGGTCCATCGAAATCTGCATCATGTGAGCGCCCTCTACCCAATCATTCACAAGGCGCTTTCCAATCTGCGGAACGTACCGTCCGGGCGTTTGGCTGTGACCGTACTCGACAAATGTCGCGTAGTCCATGGGATTTATAATTTCCACACAGAGGGTATCACCTTGCCTAAAAATACGCCCTATTTTCCAGTGGTTACGCAAATCACCTGTATCTACAGGTGTAAGCGGCTTGACGATTGCCATGAACCTCGTTGCTTCTCCAAGAAGAAAAGACTGTATCCACTCTTCGTAGCTGTCTGATAACTTGGCGAAGTTATTCCTCAGTCTTTTAAACTGAGAATAATTGAAGCTCATTTAGGCCTCCTCATCTACTCGGATAAAAATCTCCTGATGGGTAGAATACCAGGACGGCTGAGCCGCGAGACCTTTATAGGTGTGAATGAGTTTTCCATCGTCTGAATATCTGCGAAGTACAATATAGTCCCCAGCTCTGATGTCAACATCGTGAGCACAGAAGAGCTTGGGGTTGTACTTTATAGGCGTCTCATCAACCGCTGTATCCGAGCCCGTGTCGTCACTGGAAAACGACAGCCGCCCAGGTACATCAGCATACTTCGGAGTCTCTTGATAGAAAATATCAGTAGATGAATCTTCGTTGGCTCGCTTGTCTGTGCGATAAATATCAAATCTATCGTCATACAGCATAGTCAAGAATACTCCCATACCTGACAGTTTCATCACAGAATCCTCCTAAACTGGTTGAGCTGTTTGGTGTAGTTCATCAAAATATCATCCAGATTCGCATTGTGAGACTGAAGAATACGACTGCGAAGGTTACTGCGGTACTTGTCTCCGATAAACACGCTGGTGTCGCCCACCTTGATAGACGACAGGTCCGAAACATCCAGACCATCCAGCGGGTCTTTAGGAGTGTTGTTCATCTCAATGTTGAAAAGGATAAGGTCGACAGCCATATTCGCCCACACAAAATTCAACTGAGGCGGAACACCCGGAATCTGGCAGTAGTTCAGAATGGACTGCTCGACTTCAAGCACACTGAGCATGATTTCGTCGTCCGTAAGACCACCGTGTTCCATATCCGTAATTCTCTTATTCTTAGCCTTGATGATTTTAACCACATCCAAATACTGCTGTTCTTTGGCTGTGATAGGAGTGGTTGGGATAGCCATCGACCATTTCTCCTTTCTTCACATTTTAGAGAGAAGCAACAATGAGGTTGTAGATATCAGCCTTGCGGGTCTTACCCTGAAGGTCGATATCGTTTTCTTTTGCAAACGCCTGGAGCTGTGCCGTAGTGTACGTCAGAAGCTCTTCCTTGATGTCTGCAACTGTGTCCTCATCGCTACCCTCGTCCTGGCAGTTGTCAACCGTGCTCTCGTCCGCATCGTCTGCGTTCTCAGCGGGGTCGTCAGCGGGAGGGGTAGAAGGCTGGGCAGGCGCTTCGTTGTACGAGAGCACCTGACAGCCCAGCTTCTTGAGCTCCGGAACGTCCTTGTCTTCCACGTCGAATACGGTATGGGCGGGATGCCACACCCTGGCGTACTTGACGCGGTGGTCAAATTTTACAGTTGCCATATCGTTGTCCTCCCTGAATCACCTTAATACTTGATGTTGAAGACGGTGTTCATGCTCTCGAAGGAGGGCAGAACAATCTCAGACACCCAGTTGATGATGTTGACGGGCAGAGCAATCTTCTGAGTACTGACAGCGACGCCGGTGTTAACCACCTTAACGTCTGCAAGAGTGTTGCCACTCATGAGGTCAGCTTCCTCGGGGGTCGTGCCGTACCAGGTGGAACCCAGATTGCCCGCAGGCAGGAGAGTGGCACAGCCTGCATTGGGGTAGAAGTAGTGCTCATTGTCGTCCAGGCCCTTGTAGAGCTTCTCGTAGACGGCAATCTTGATGCCCGTCGCGGTCTGAATGAAAGACTTGACCTGGTCGTCCGTCACGATGACATTCGCGGCGGCAGCGGCCAGCGGGTTCATGCCCAGGCGAATCTTGGCGTTGGCAAGCAGGTCCTGCCAGGTGCCCCAGCCGATAATCATACGGGTGAGTGTGATACCGCGGGATGCGGCCTGACGCTTGACGCTCTGAATATCGCCGATGGGGTCGGAGTTGGCGTGGTCACTCCACTTGTCGGTGCCGGTGAGGGTGCTCAAGTTCTTGCTCTTCCAGGTGTTCTGCGGGTCGTAGTTGTAGTCGTAAGACACAGACTGACCAGAGTCATTGGAAGAGGCGATGGTAAAGGCGCCGTCGGTGAGCAGAGCCATACGCATGATTTCCGGAGTCACCATGGAACTCTCAATGAGGTTCGCGGTGTCGTCGAAAATGCGGGCGATGATGCTGTTGGCGAAACCTTCGTTGTTCGCATCCAGGAACATCAGCAGGTTCTGGCGGTCCTCTTCGCCCATACGCATAGCCTCACGGAAGAAAGGCATCTTGGTGGACTCGAGGCTCACGCCGCCACGGTCGCGGAGCAGAGGCTTGGCGTCAAATGCAGAGGGCTGAAGAGCGACGGGCAGGTTGTCCGCACCCTTAATCCACTCCAGCTTGAGGCCGGCCTTCTTCTTGGCGGGGAACAGACCCTCGCCCATGTAGGGCACACGGTTGGACGCGATACCCTCATAGTATGCGGCAATCGCCTTAGCGGTTACCATCTCAAAAAGGGATTTAGGCATTTCTTTTCCTCCTCTCTATTACGCCACGGTTGCGATGGTGACAGCAGTCGAGACATCACCGGTGGAAGTTGCGTCGGCCTTAGGCGCAACGGTGACAGAACCGGCAGCGGCAGCGTCGCTGTTCTTCAGGTTAAACAGAGCGTAGGTACCGTCAGGACCAAGCTCGATGCTCTCAACCTTGACCTTGGCGGTGACTTCACCCGTGATAGTCCAGTTGCTGAGAGTAGCGGCAGCGTCACGGAAGTGAACACCCACGATATCGACACGAACCTGGTGCAGAGTACCTGCCGCCTCGCCGATGGCGATGTTGATACCCTGAGCAGTCATGGTGGGTTTCACAGCCTCGAGAGGCAGAAACTGAATCATCTTCAGTGCGCCCTTCGCGTCGGAACTGGGAATAACGGGCAGGGCCTTGGTCTTCACGAAACCGTGAATGATGAGAGCGCCGGTGCGGTCACCGTCAGTCACATCATAGTCTGCCCAAACGATACCAATGGCGCGGGCATCGTTTTGGGGGTACAGGGTGCCGGCCTTGACAATCTTACGACCGTCCTGCGTGACAGCCGCCGCATCGTCCTTCTTGAAGGTATGAGCGACGCTCACGTAGTGGTCGGGAAAGACAAGGACACCCTTCGCGGTGGTGTAATCGGTGTGCTTGAACTCTACCATTTTGGATTTCCTCCTTTTAATAATTTATCAGCCGAAGTAGGTTTTATCTGCTTTCTCGGCGAAAGTATTCCCCGCCGAAACTGTCTTTGCCAGGCTCTTTCCGAATTCCTCTTCTGCACTACCGGAACCGCTGCCGCCCCCACCATCCTCGGGTTTGCGACCGAACGGAGTCCAACCGCCGGGCAGATTTCTGCCTGCATTGTCTTCCTTGAAGTAGTAAGGATTGGATTTCTTCAGAGCTTCCATCTGCTCCACAAGACCGGCTACAACAGCGCCGTCCTTGAACGTAATCTTGGTAACGTCCAGTTTGGGGAGAATGTCCTCCACATTGTGGACCTTATCCGCGATTGCGAGCTTCAGAGAGTTTTCCTGAGCCATCTTGGTCAGCTTGGCCTCGTACTCGGTCTTGGCGGTGTTGTTTGCAGTGGTGAGTTCGTCGACCTTCTTCTGCAACTCCTCTGCCGTGCCCTTGAACGAGCCGAGTTCGGTAATCTGCTTATCCCGCTCGGCGATGGTTGCGTTCGCATCCTTGACCTTCTGGCGCTCCGCCTCGAAAGTTGCCTTGGGAATGTAGTTACCGTCGATAGATTTCTGGTGCATTTCCAGAATCTTCTTTGCCTGGTCCTCAGTGAAACCAGCTTTGGTCAGTTCTTCGAGTGTCATTGAATACTTCCTCCATTTCTAATCTCGACTTTTTACGGCGGTTGTCTCCGCCTGATTAGGTACCTCTCGGTACTTCTTTATTATATTGCATATTCCTCTGTTTGTAAAGACTTATTTTTGAGATTTATAAAATCTACTCGTAAATTGAAGTAGTTTATCTCGGTCTTCTTCAGGAACGTACTTTTTAATCCACTCTTCCTGAGACATACTACGAGGAACTCTTATATTTTTACCCTCAGAGTCTTTTGCAATTCTTTCCAGGCCTTGCAGGTCCTCATGATACGCAACAGTGGTAGAGCGACAGTTGGGGTGCAGAGGCGGAAAGTTGATACCGGTTCTTGCCTGACTGACCTCATGCACGGTATTGTCCATGCTTCTACAGATTTCAGATGTCCTCAGGTCCAGCGTTGCAACAAACTGATATTTCTCTATTCCTGCCGCTCTGTACACGGCGAGGTCCGCCTGGTTGCAGATATTGTTGATTTCAGTTCTTGCAAGAGTCCTTCCTCGGTTCTGAGACACATTGAGCTCTTTTGCGAGCATATCGCCCAGCTTATTTACATTCAGGCCGCGGCTGAAAGACTGTGGAAGAATGGTGGCCATAGCCTTTACGAGTCGATTTCTGTCGTTCCATACTCGAGTGCTATAATTTCCATCATCCCACTTCTTAGCGACTACCTGTGCCAGAGTATGTGCGTCAATTGTATCAAAGCGAACAGACATTTCAGCACCTGTTGCAAAATCATGATATCTGACATAATACGCCGCCAGATAGTTGATTTCCATCAGGTCTTTGATGTTCTTCTCTTTATTATTTTCGATTAGCTCAATCTGATATCTAATATCAGCTTCCAGCATTTCCAGACGAGTAATGTACTTCATATTCAGCAACTTTTCAAGGTACTGAATATATACTCTATTCCACCCGTTTTGTCGAGCATAGTCCAGCCACATTTTAACCGTTGCCTTGAATTCCTTCATTTCTGTAGATACAAGGCGTCTACGAGCTTCGGCATAGGTTACCTTATTTTCCCTCGCATATTTAGAGAAGAACGATTCCAGGTCTTTTTTAATTTCTCGGAGTGCCACTCTGTAAGCATCAAGGAGAGCGTTTTCATACTCAAGTACGGAACGCTCTCCCATCAGTGCTTCGTTGAGTGCTCGCTCCGCCCAATATTCGGCGTTACGCATACTCAACCTCCTTATTCATTTTCGCCAGAACTACTCTTGGTCTTAGAGCCGTTTGAAGCGTTACCCTCCGGTGGAGTGTTGCTGCCCAACGTGTAGTCTGCTTGCAACTCGAGCTCTTCCTCCTCTTCCTGGCGCATATCCTCCAGTTCCTTCTGCTCATCCAGCGTCCAGGGATGATTGGCGGCAATGGTTTTCTTAGAGATGATGCCCTGAGAGTTCATGCAGTTGGTGATGGTCTCAGTCTCGTTGATGATTACATCGGTGTTGAATACGATATCGTACTTACAATCTGTGTAATCCTTGCCGGTCTTGTACAGAATGTCCTGCTGTATGAACCAGAACAACTGCATCAAGCTGAACTTAACCTCGCTGCCCCAGTCTGTACAGTCCATATCCAGGTCCGCATAAATAAAGCGCAGAGCAACACCGGATGTATCTCTGATATCTTTATCTGCGGTGTTGACGCCCTGACCAAATTCATAAATATCTTGACGCAGACGCTCCAGGTGGACGTTCAAATCTGCAAGAGCGAGCGGAGTAGTCAGAGATTTTGCATCGCCGTCTCCCTGGACGAAGATGGTTCTGTACTCGTTCTTGTTCTGAACGAACTCCTCTTTGCTTGCGCCGTCGTAGTTTTTGATGACCATGGTCGCATTGGGGTTATCCTCAATGCTGTCAGACACCTCAGACGTCTTGCTATCATAGTCATCGATAAGCGATTTGATTCGCTTGAGAAGACTCTGCTCGTCTGCGTCGTACTTGAACGGGATGAACGGAATATGATTCCAGTTCACAGGCGTTACCTTGTCCTCTGTTCCTCTGAGGGCGAAGTTGGGCATGGGCATCTGATGAACAGTAGGGTCAGGAACAAGGTGGCCGCTGTCATCATAAATGTAATAGTAGACACCGCTGGGGTCGTAAAACTCGAGATGCTTTACGATTTTCTTGATGCTGTCTGTGTACTCTTCAATTTCGTATCTACGAGCAACAGCCCCCAGTTCGGTGTGGTCATTATCGTTCCAGAACGGAATAACTTCTTCAGGCTCGCATCTACGGAACTTGAGATTGCCTTCGTCATCGTAATAAACCTGGACCCAGCCAATGCCCTTTACGATGCTGTCTCTACCCACGTTTTTGATGAACTGATAGAACCGCATATCCAGGTACGGCTCGCAGGCGCTGAAAAACTCCTTCACGTGGTCGTCATCTGCCTTCATGGCAGTCATGGTGAACGGTTTGCCCAGCATATACGCGATTTTCTGCCGGGTCAGCTTCTTCATGAAATTGTGGTGTAGCTTGTTATTTGCGAGAACTTTGGATTCTTTAAGAATGGCGTTGTTGTCGAGGTCTTTACCAATGACCATTCTCTTCTTATCCTTGATGTCGTTATCATTGCTGTAATACCGTTCAGCCGTTTCCATGAACTTAACATGGGGGAGGTTGTCGAACTCAGATACAGCACGTTCAAGAAATTCCCGAAGCCCTTTGGGCTCCGAGATATCCTTGTTCTTATCTGTAATGATGACTTCCTGAATCTTAGGCCGTCTTTTCCTCCACGGTAGCAACATTGTGATACCTCCTATTGATTATTGCGCTTATTTTCATTTTCGATGTTTTCTACTCTGTGCTCAAGGGACTTATGACTCTGCTGAAGCTTCGTGAACTCTACAAGAAGCTCTCTATATTCGTCTTCGCGTTTATGGTCCGTTGTGTCCATCTTTGTAGAAAGGCTGTCAACGGCCCTGGAGGTTTTCTCGACAGACTCCTTAATATATTTCAAATCAGTCATGATACCCCCCGTTTCACGAGCGTCATCAGACGCTGCCTTTTTTCGGCCAAAGTAGAACGAGGCGATACTGCACAGGGATACGAAAATACCCAGGACTGCAATCAGCCCTCCAAGAGTCAATTCATTCATAGGCGCACCTCTCTACAATACTGATACTGTAATAATATATTACGCGAACCATTTTGTAAAGATAATTTTCGTATCAAAAACTAAAATTCTGCATACCAATCTTCTCGCAAGAATATCTGAAGGCATCGAGAGCGTGGTTATAATCATCGATAGGCACCTGAAGAATTCTACCATCTTTATCCTTGTCCCAGACGTAGTTATTGAACTCTACAAGAGTATTCGAGCATCTGGGGTGAACATAGATATGATAGTCTTGAATCTTCTGAATACCGGCTCTAAGAGAATCGGGACCCTTCTTTGCAGGTCTGATTCTCTGGATACCCATCTGCCTTACTTCTTCGATAGACTTAGGTTCCGCAGAGTCTGCTACGATTAGACAGTTTTGCCAACCCTTCGCCTTGATTGCGGCCGCGATGGCTTGGTTGGTCATACGATACCCATAAATCTCATCATAGATGAAAATCTCTTTCGTCTTCTCGTTGACAAGGGAAGCTATGACAGCGGTGGGGTCATTAGAGAAGCCCCAGTCAAGACCGTACAGTTCTTGATAGATAGGATAGTCGTACCTATCGACCATAGCTTTAAGTTTCTGTTCGTCGAACTCAAGCTCTTCCCAGTTATTGTAGACAAGACCTTCTGCAACACCCCAGTCGCCTAAACCCTCAATCTGGTAACGACGAGGGTTCTTTTCTTTCATCTTATCGAATACGGCGATGTCCGCGGCGTCTAGAAACTCATTGCACAGATAGTTAGTTGTGTCACAGAATAAGTCGTCTCGTTCGCCGCGGTCATACGCATCGAAGAACCTTTTCTTAATCCAGATGTTTTCAGACCACGGGTTGAAGGTCATCGTAATCTGTTTGAAGTATCCCTCGGGTAGCTGGCCACGAATAGAAAGGTCGAGCTTATTGAACTCTTCCTCATCTGAAATTTGGAAAGCCTCTTCAATCCATACCCAGCACAGGTGGCCTACTTCGACTGTAATAGAAGTGATACTCTGAGGGTCATCGAATCCTCTAAACAGAATCTTCTGGCCCGTGGGCAGGTAAGTAAGCTCCAAAGGGTTCATTGTAGTCTTCCACAATGTCTTGACGCCGAGCTTATTTATTGCCCACTTGAGCTGAGCAAATGTGGAGTCTCGATGAGTGTTGAAATATCGACGGATGACGACAGCATTTGCGAGTGGCATCTTCATCATATTGATAATGAGCCAAAGAGCCATGGTACAGCTCTTTTTACTTCCTCGACCGCCCTTTACGATTCGATATCTCTTTTTGCACCGCCAGAATTGACCGTACCCCCTGCCGACCTCTTTAGCGATGTTTATTTGAGTTGTCATGGTTGACCTCCTGAATATACATCGACTGAGAAATGTGTTTTTCTCGAACAAGTTTATCGATTACTTGACCGATATCTTTGTATCCGCTAAATTTCCTCATGTTTTCGAGATGATATAATGTTTGAGCGGATACAGTAGTATGAATTCGACGCAAATTTCTGTTCGACATAATAAATGCCTCCCTAAAATATGGTGTTGAATACAGTATAGCACGGATATGATAGATAGTAAAGGGCTGAATATCGATGTATTTTAATCGATATATTCAAAAGTGTGTATTTCTCCTATATAGAGAATAGACACGGGCGAAGCGGCGGGATTGGCTCGATTGTGGCTTGGTTTTATGAGACCCATTGAGACTCGGTATTTAGACCCATGAGACATTTTGACCCAGGTATATACGAGAGAGAAAAATTTTAGGTCGACCTTTATGATGACGAAGACTGTGAGAGCGGCCTGAATGAGCCTTTACCGCTTAAAACCGGGCCCGGGGTGGGGTTATGGAGCCCTAACTGGTGGAAAAGTGCAGTAGAAAACGGGTGGAAAATGTGCATTTTGACCCATGTTTACTGTAAAATGCACTTGCATTTCGCATACACCGCATATATTACCGCTGTAACCGTGAGATTTGGCGTCTCTCGCACGTTTGGCTGGTGGTCTATATAATCGCATGGACACGTTCTTCCGCTGTTCTCCACCTATCTCATAGCATATCCCTCGCTCCCTATCTAACCACAATATCTCGTGTATCTTACTCAGTTGCATACACAGTATCTCGTATATCCATATATCTCTACTACATCTTGTATCTTCATCTATATCTATCTTATTCTTTTATACTATATCTTGTGGTTTAATTCTTCTACCCACCCGCTCACCCCTTCCGCCCTCGCTATTCAACCCTATATCTTGTGTATATAGACATATACCGTACTCCATCTTGTAAGCCCGAGACAATATGGGTATATTTTGTATGCTATGAAATAACTCGGTACTATATCTTGTGTCGACCCAATATCTTGTAGTCTGTTTTGAATATCTACTATATCTTGGATTCTTATTGGAGATGTGTAAACTGCTATATTTCACCCCTTCACCCCTCAGCGCACAATGCCGCATACAGCGCACATAACCCTTGTCGCCGGCGATAAGCGCGGTATCTCGCTTTCTAATGGCTGCCTGTAAAATCACACCGACCTAAACTGTCTCGCACGATGTCAAGCATTTTCCAATATATCGTACTTTACACCCTTCATCAACCACAATATCTTGTGGTTTCAGACAGGGCGATGAATATGTGCATTTTGCACAAATATCTCAACTACAATATCTTGTGGTTGATTATGCACAGTTACACAATATATCGCCATGCTGAGAGAAGCGCGAGATTTGCTGTCTCTCGTGCGCTGTGCGTTTACCGGTATAGTTTACCAACAGCTTGCAAAACGTGCGACATAGCGCAACTCTCGCAGGCGTGCGCTATGCTACGCACAGCCGCCGTCGCAGTACAGCGCACAGCGCATGACACAGCATATTCGCCAGATTATGTACAAATAGCACAAAAACAAGCTAAAAAATGACGGTTATTTTGTATAGTTTTTTGTAAGAAGTCTGAATTTTTTTTTGCAACCACAATATATTGTGTTCGAACCGGCGAAAATGCGCTATTTTCAGCTGAAAAGCACAATATATTGTGCCGAGGCATAATTTGCATTTGCTTCGAAAATAGTTTATCATGTGCGTAGCACAGCAAGCCACAGCACATACCCCACCAGCTTCGCTGTACTGCCCCGCCGCACAGCAAGCGCACAGCGCATTGTCTGCCGGTGTGTACCTTGCCAAGTAAACAACGCCCAGTTAAAGCCGCTCACCTGCACAGCAAGCGCACAACACCGCTGTCAGCGGGTGGAAGCTAAAAGCCGGCACAGCACAGCACAGCGCACATACCACAGCAAGTACCCATAGCAAGCGCATTCCAAAATCGTCGGTGGCGTACGAGGGCCAAGTTGAAAGGTAGGTACTGGTGTACCTTGAAAAGTAAACATAGAACAGTGAGGATACAGCTCCACCACCGCGTCACGGTAGTTTTACCAGCGCCGGCGGTCTAAAGGTGCAAAATGCACAGGCTGAAATACTGTCCGCGACTACGGGCAAGGAACGTAGCTGACCCACGAGGGTTGAGTGTAGTTGTCAGCACATAGCCGACCATAACAAAAATATCTAAATTATATGGAGGTATTATTATGTCTATCAACTTCACTTCTAACATCAACGATTTCGCTTCCACTCAGTCCCGCGCCACTCGTGTGAAGAATTTCACGGAGTTCACCAGCAAGAAGAAGCTGGAAGACGCCGCTGTTCTTACGCCGGCCCAGCTGGAGGAAGTCAAGAAAATCAAGGGAACTTTCACCTTCGCTCTGCACAATGACGGCCGCTACATGGTTGTCACGCTGTACCACGCCAACGCCGAAAAGAAGTACCAGTTCATCATTCTGGACCTGGAAACTTCTCAGGTCGCGGAGTGCGACAGCGTGAAGAACGCCAAGGCAGCCGTCATGGAGCTTGTCAATGCCGCCGCACCTGCACCGCAGGAAGAGGAAAAGGCAGAGGAAGCGCACAGCGAGGAAGAGCAGAACACGGAAGAAGCTCAGAAAAGCAAGAAGGGCAAGCGTTCTGCCAAGTAAAACCACCGCATATCAAGGAACTATCAAAGTCACACATAGTCGTCAGGCTATGTGCTGACACATACACTCAACCCGAACTTGGAACCCAGTTGTATGCCCTCGCCCGTATGAAGTGGAGGAATAACAAATGGCTAAACAGATTTACCGCATGGAACTCCAGCACAATATGGGAATTGCAGAATCCGAAGATGGATTTTTCGAGGAGATGAACACCTTGTACTACGAAGCCCTGAAGAGGGAGGATGTTGACATCAAGCCCGTGGTTTCGGAAGAAATCACAAAGAAAATGCTCCTTCTGCATCGAGTGATGTACAATAGTGAGAAGTTTGAATACACGGACATCTTCAATGCGATTATGTCCCTCGTTCCCCTTGAAAATTGGGGCCAGCGAGAGGAAATTGCAGACGGTGTGTGCATCACAGGCGAGCGACTTTCCGATTTGACAGAAGAGGAATTTATGGACTGGTTTGTCACCGAGTAACTAACAAATAAAACTCGGGCGAGGGCGTACACATGGGCTCCAAGCGTGGGAACTATTCACCGCTATACAGAGGTTTCATAGTGCGGATTTTTCCTTAAGAAACTTTTTATCGACAACGTCGATGAATACAACGTGAAATCAAGGAGGAATACCACATGAAAACCACTCATTTCCGGTTCAGAACCCCGTGCTACGGTCGAATTTACGGCGATAGCGTATTTGAAGGAACGGCCTACGAAAGTGAAGGGCAGGAAATCTGCGCTACCGCTATGGCTAACCTGTACGAAAGGTATTCGCAACTCTCTGAGTTCCTTGAGAGGAACAAAGAGGAAATGACTCAGTATATCGATTCTGAGAACAAGCCTTTGGAGGACGTTGTTCGATTGGAATTGGGCGACTACGGAGTATTCAATGAGCAGTTCTGCCTCGTTCACCATGTGTGGATTAAGGGACAGCCCGATGAAATCTCCGAGGAAGAGCTCCACGCAGTCGAGGAATACATTATGGGTCAGCTGTCTGACGGATGGGGTGAAGGACTCGAACAACGTGAATGGCTGAACCACTACGTTGAGTGGAGTCATCCCTACTTCGACACAGCTTCGGCACAGTTCGAGAAAGAGGACTTTAGAGACAACGTCAGCTATTACCTTGTTCCTTGGAACTCTGAAATGGAAATCACTCAGTTGGATTCCGAGGAATGCGAACTCGACGTGTCTGCAGAACTCATCGCAACGATGGAACGCAAGGAAGACCGATTCACTCGGTATGTCATGTCCGTGAGGAACGAACTGGAGTTGAAGACGGTAGTCGAGGAACTTAAGGTGAAGAACCCGTATCGAATCGGAGAATGCGTAGGCAAGTATGGATATCCCATGCTTCTTGCCTTTAACAAATACTTCGATAACGAAGGAATGGACTTCACCTTCTGCGACAATGCCTTCGCCGTTGACGGTCACTACTACGAATACAAGTTCTACAAGAAGAACAATGCCGTTAAGAACCTTCGCATCTACGATGCCGTTACGGAACTTCTCAAAGCATAACAAATCAGCATGGAGAAATCCGTGCTATGAAGCCTCTGTATAGGCTGGCGGTGGAATAGAGGACAACCTAGAAAGCGAGGAAATTATGTCTTTCAAAGTCAATGCAATGGTTCACTCTATCAAAGCTGTCAAGGAAGTTGAAATCATCGAAAAGAGAGGAGACAACGACTACCTGGCTAAGGTGGGCGATGTTGTCTGTACTGCTATTTTCAATCCGTTTGTCGGCCTCTACTATGTCGACGATGTGTACGGAGTGGTGAAGTCCAATGACTGAGCAAGAGATGAAAGAATACGTTGACTCTCTGGAAAGAGAGCTGGACGGTTATAGGAAACTTGGTACGCAGAGGATGATAAAGGCTGCTCTGCGCCGGGATTCTAAAGCACGTCGCAGAAAAAACACCATCATCTGGTGTCTTAAGCAAATTCCGCTCGTACTCAGCATCCTCTTCACCCTCTGGGTATTCTTCAGCTGGATGGAAGTCGCAATTCACAACTCCACTCCAGGATACGATTATTGCTTCTACAATTTTTTCAAAGTCATGTTCTAAATATCAAATGAGGTTGTCCTATATTCTGCCGCCAGCTACCTTGCCATTATACAGGCTCTCGACAGAATGGAGGATTCCAAATGACGAGAGAAGACGCTCTTAACCTGATTCAGAAGTTGTTCAACCTTGGAGACAAGGAAAGAAACGACTCAGACCAGGAAGCAGAGCTTGCGATACTCAAAGCACAGAAGTTGATGGCAAAGTACGACATCTCAATCGAAGAAGTAAAAGAAGAGAAAGAACCCGAATACGCTCATGAGATGTGCGAACACAAGTGGAACTATGGATATAGAGTTCCTCTCGCGCAGGTACTCGCAAAGAATTTTAGATGCGAGCTGTACGAAAGAGGAAATTCTATTGTATTCATGGGTAGAAAGGTGGACGCCGCTATCTGTAGACAAACATTTGAGTTTGCCTACAAGTACATCATGAAAAGAGGAAATCAAGAGTATAATAGAAGATACGAAATGGGTTATACAACTCGAGGAGTATTCAACTCTTATGCTCGAGGGTTCATTATCGGACTAAAGAAGAGCTTAGACGAACAATGCGTGGCTCTCGCCATTGTCACCCCTCCGGATGTCACAGCAAAATTCAAGGAAATGTCCGAAGGGTGGAAACAGAATACCACAAAGATGGGAGAAGCTACAGACGTCGAAACTCTTCACAAGGGTATCAAAGATGGAGAACGGTTCTTGCAGAAGAACAAGTTACCTGAATAATCAAATAACGAGTCGAGAGTCTATATAATGGCAAGGTCGGTGAACCTACTTCCTGATTCAGGTGCTCGAAGAAAGGAGCACAATATGAATAACAATTATCCGGAACACATTATGGAAACTTTAAGACAGCGTATTGGTCTTGAAGAAGACGATACGAGCAGAGACGAGGAACTCCAAATGCTGACCCCTCAGGAGGCGCTCAATGAGTGTCTTGAGTGGGAAGGTATTGATGGGTACACCAGCTGGATTCTAAATGTCATCAGAGATACATTTAAGGTCAAGCTTGTAAAAGACTTTCAGGATATGTCTAAACAAGACTTCGTACAGGGTCTGGGTAACATCTTCGCCGCTCAGGACTACATGGACGATATCGTAGCCATGCAGATGGACGATAAAGAACAGGTCACTGTCTACTTCAGAGGCGGAGGTACCAAGAAAGCCAACTGTTCTATGGACAGCAAGAGAGCAACGATTCAGGACATTTTCAAACAGGTATTCTAAATTATCAAATCGTAGTTCGAGCATCTGAATCAGGAAGTAGGTAAGTGTGTGATGATATGAGGGCTTCCCTAATGACAAATTAAGGAGGAACTTATAATGTCTGCAAATGTTGAGTCTATGTTTTCTGTTCGCGAAGTGCCCTGGCACGGTCTTGGAACTATCATTCAGGAAGCTCCGGATTCCGAGTCTGCTCTCAAGCTGGCTGGTCTGGACTGGTCCGTGAAACAGGTTCCTGTTCTATACGAAGGCCAGAAGACGGGTCACCAGTTCAACGTCCGTGAGTCGGATAACCGTGTTCTCGGAGTTGTCGGCGGCAGATATAAGCCTGTCCAGAATGCGGAAGCGTTCGCATTCACAGACGAGCTTGTGGGCGGCGATGTTCGCTACGAGACGGCAGGAAGCCTGGCAGATGGTAAGCGTGTTTGGATGCTCGCCAAAATGCCGGACACTCGTGTCTTGGACGACGTCGTAGAGCCCTATCTGTGCCTGACAAATGGGCATGACGGATTCAGCTCTCTGAAAGTGTGCATGACGCCCGTTCGTGTCGTCTGCCAGAATACGCTGAACATGGCACTGAAAGGTGCCAAGCGTACCTGGACAGTTCGTCACAGCGGAAATATCAACGCAAAGATGGAAGAAGCTCAGCAGACTCTCGGACTTGCTCAGAACTACATGGAGAAGTTCGCAGAGGAAGCGGAAGAACTCTACTCTATCAAGGTCAGTCCTGTGCAGTTCGATATCCTGAAGAACAACCTGTTCCCCATCACAGACGAGATGTCTCGTCGCAAGGAAGAGGCACAGTGGCTTCTTCAGTGCCAGCTGAAAGAAGCATGGGAAATGGACGACCTGGGCAATATCAAGGGCACAGGCTGGGGATTTATGAACGCTGTAAGCGATATGTCTACCCACCGCCCGCCGGCTCGTAAGACTGCAAACTATCAGGAGAATATGTTCATCTACACCATTGACGCTCCTGCTCTTCTGGACCAGGCGTTGAAGATGGTTAAGGAGATTGTCTAATGATAGTTAAGGTTGGACCTGTCACTCTTAGAGTGTCGTACCACCTTGTCAAAAAGGCGGGTGATACAGAGAACTACGGATTCGCAATCCAGCAAATCGTCAATACAAAGATAGCAAGAACCTGGACGGTATATGACCTGGAAGCCGTTAAAAATTTCATCAATCATCTTGTGGAAAAAGAACTCTTGAAAGAGTTCGACAACCTGTAAACAAACCATGGGAAGCCTTCATATCATCACACACCATAGTTGAAGGAGGAGTACAATATATGTTTGTATATGGGCCATATAAAGGCGGTTTAGCTCTATTGTGGTGGTTAGAAGTTCAGCTCTTCAAACTACTGTTCTATTTCACCGTTTACACCTTTAAGGTAAGCTGGTATATGTATAGCCGACTATTTCTCGTACTCATGCTACTATTCTTATTCATCGGAAGAGGTATCGACTATCTTATTCGAAGATGTTCAAAGCCTTTGAAAAAAACATATGACGGGCACACAGTCGAGACAGTTTTGGGCTTCCCATATAGACAACTTAGAAAATGGGGTCTCAACTGGCTGACTCCGTTCTTAAGTGAAATATTTATTGGATACAATATATACGATACAGATGAAGACGAGTACGAATATGACGAACAGGAAATCCCGGAAGAACTTCAATTCTGTCAAATATTCAAGCTAACCGAAGACGAAGACCTTCACATAATTAAGGTAGAATACTGCCCAGACGAAACTGCATTTGTAAGAATAGTCGGAGAATATTCTTACACCAAGCCTTACAAGCGTAAGGTTCAAAGAGACAAACGAGGGGAAAGATTTATCTTATTCAACAATGAAAGATTTTATCTTGACCCCAATAAAACTCAGCCTAGAATGCCTGAGTAAACAATTATCCCCATCGGCCTTATGGTCGGTGGGGATTTTTTTTTGTGAATTCGTATTCCAGATTTTACAGTCTACAATACTGACCAGAATACTGTATCATAATTTATTCTTAGAACATTGGCGATTGAGCTCACTTTCCCTAGAGCTCTTCACCTCCTGGCAGTTGTAGTCACTCATTTTTCTTAGGCGCCGAGTGCCAGTTCCAGCGCCACCTATCTGACCTATAGGCTAATCAGGAATATCTTCCTCTCCGACGAACTGAACGACACAACCGCCATTCATATTCACGTTCGTCTGGTTAAGGCCGTTCATCAGGTTAAGCTCCTTCACAGGAAGAATGATTGCATTCAGACGAGACATCGTGATTCTGTTACCCTTGATTCCGTTATCAGGGTCACCGTAAATCTCTTCCTCTGCCTGCTCTACGAGCTTGAGCAACTTCTTCTCTGCAACTTCCTTCGTCCACAGCGCCTTACCGGTGGCCTTGTCTCTCGCCTCTTCCATCAGAGCGTTGTAGTAGCTATACACATGAGGCAGGAAAAACATACTTTTGGCAGCACGAGAAATACGAGTTCTGGATTCGTCATCCAGAGTTTCGCCATTCATTTGTGCGTATGCTTCCTCCCGAGTAAGGCCATTGTAAACGATTAGATGAATGAATTCACGCTGGCGAGGGAGAAGAGGACGAAGGTTAGGGTCTCTTGCCATACTTATTTCTCCTTCCTCAATAATTTTTGGAGACCTACCCGGTCTATTAAACCGCGACGCTGGACACGCCGAGCCCATTGGGTGGGTCTATGGGCTTCATGAACATGGAGGACAACACGGAGGCCTCCATAGTTTATTATAAAGGTTTTTGCTCAGATTGTAAAGAGGAGATTTGAAAAAGTTTCTTTTGACTACTCTCCGCCAGCCACTTGGCGTAACACACAGGACCCATACCGAGCTTTTGGGAGTCTAAAGACTTGAGACGCCTTCCACATCTTCTGCAGATGTGCTTTACTTCTTCCTTGTTCATACGCTTTCTCTCCGCTTGAAATCCCCGCACCGCGCACTTACCGCGACGGAGCACAGCTTACCAGACACGGCGCAAGTCGCACGACCATTGCCGTTCTTTTGGAGGTGCTCACAACGTGTGCAGTTTTTTGCCTTCGGGTTTTGCAGACAGGCGAGCTCGTGACGGTCCATCAGCGCACGAGTCTTCTTAAGCGTACCGCAGTATTTACATTCATACGCAAGAACTCTTGTAGCCATTATTTTATCACCTCTTTACAGAATATTCACCATGACATACTCTACAGCAACATCGTCCTCGATTAACCCGGTCTTGATACCCTTTTCCGCAAATCGAATAATCTTAAGAGCGTCAATCAACTCTGCTATTGAGTAGTGCCCCTGCTTTTCCTTGGCCATCTTTACCTGCCACGCCGTCAGCCCTGTCCGCTTGACAGGCTCCGACTGGTCTCTACCCAGGCCCTGAACCATGAGAATCTGTTTGAAGCCATTGTACAGAACAGAAAGAGTGAGAACAGAGGGTTCCGCAACAGCCTTCGCCTTCAGCAGATAATCAAACGCCTGTCTGACATTTCTTGTAAGAATGGCGTCTGTAAACTGGAATGTGATATCTCCAATGGGCTTGTAGATTACTCCGCTGTCCACAAGATACTTCACAGCCTGCTCTGCTCCACACCCAGTAGCCGACATATAGTGACGAACCTTATCTGCTTCCAGCTTGATTCGACTGTAATCGCATTCACAAATCTCTGCAAACTCGACACAGCCTGCCGTTCTCATACCAGGAATTAGTCGGGCGACGTAGTTGGCTAAAATCGAGGAACTGAGTTTTTGGAACTCGCAGAGCCTCTCCTGGTTCTGCTTGTAGAACTTGCTACGCTTGTCCATCTTAGAGTAAATAAGGACAAGGTAATCACTGCTGTTCTCTGCGGCAGAAAATACCTTGCCCCACTGCTTATCCGCCTTAAAGAACTCCATGTCATCTCGCACGACTATCACGCGAGAGCCCGCTGTCATTTTGCGCTGTACAAGGCGCTGGTATACATCGCTGACCTTGTCCAGGAGCGTAGGCCTAACCTTTACAGCTTTATAGAGATGAGAAAGATATTCGTCCATTACGGCCACTTCTTCTCCGTAGAGAATAATAACTCTGTCGATATCTCCTGAACGAATCTGCTTCTGAAACTCTTGTACTGTCATTTGACTGCCTCCCAATTCTTTGCCAGCGCCTCGGGCGAGTTATACGCACAAGATTTCGTTCCACGCTCTCCAGGAACAATCCAGCTAACCCGAATAGATTCACCTCGAGTGAAAACCTTCACATCGTACACCTGTCCAACTCGAAGATTTCTGGAACCGTCTCTACCGATATATCTAAGTAGCATTGTTCTTCCTCTCCTTTCTCGCTTGCTTGGCTCTTTCTTTTGCCTTCCAGTAGTCGTGCTCTTTCTTCTTGCGGAAGTGCCTGCAATCTTTCACAAGGCACCTTTTTCTTTTCATTTGCTTGACGGAAAGAGTAAATCTGTGTAGACAACACCAACCTACAGGATTCTTACTACCGCCAAGGGGAACCCATTTACCCATCGTCGACACCGTCCATCTTCTTACCTCCTAAAATTAAAGACTATTAAGGCTGGAACTTGGATACCTTGGTGTCAGCCAGGATATTTTCTTGACGATAGCTGATTACAAGAAGATGAGCACACGCATTTCGAATAGCAGTTTGAACCTCACTGAGAGCACTCTCAGATAAAAGAACCTTGCCGCAGACGAAATCGATTTCCATGTCTACCTCAGACTCAATTCCGTATCTGCTGAAGGTGATATGAACATGAAAACTTCCGTCCTCGCTGTCCCTATCTGTGATAAAATCTACAGAATATTCACAGAAACAAAAGATTCCGCTCGCATAATGCGCTTCAGCATTGACGTACTTCAAAAAGTCCTCTATTGTCATAGGTCTCATGACATGGCCTCCCGCATTTCAAGAATCCACATATCCAAGGTGGCATCTTTCTTAACACCCACAAGAGTCAACTCCTGTGCATACTTAGAGCAGATACGAAGCATCTTGGCGTACACCCGACTATCAGAATACCCGTCGCTCTCCATGATTCTACGCATGAGAACGTGATTGAGCATCTGGAAAAATAGGTCGGGCTCGTACCCGTCTCCATCTTCCTTGATTTTGATTCTCTGCCCAATCTTGAAAGCGTTGACACCTGTTACAACTCCAATCTTATCAACGACGAGGCTACAGAAATCTAACAGTTCTTCCACGTCCATGGCGGCATATCGCTCTACCTGCCCAAGGTTGTCCGCGGCGCACACGATGAGCGAACGAGCCACTCCGTCAAGTGATTTGGCTGACTTATTCAAAAGGCTGTCCAGGTACTCTTGACGCTGTTGCATAGTATAAGGCGCCATAGGAATTACAGTACCGCGAGACCTAAGAGTTTCCAATGCGTTCTCTGCATTCTGCACCGTCAACACAAAGTAGGCCTGGCGCGGCGGCTCCTCTGTGACCTTTAGAAGGGCATTCTTAGCGGCGGCGGACATACGGTCTGCATCTCTAAAGATATACACGGTGTCTCCTGAACATTTATAGCAGTTCTTGACAACCTCTCTTACAGCGTCCACAGACAGTTCAGGCTCAACCAAGAATGCTTTCATCTGCTTCGTGAGCCACTTTGCGAGAGTATATTTACCTGAGCCCTTCACTCCTGTGAGTATTAAAAATCGAGGAACTGTATTGAGCTCAACCATATCGCGCAACTGGCCTCTTACAAATTCTTGACCAATCATTTAATCACCTCAATTCCGGCGGATTAAAGAGGAACACGCCGGACTGAACAATCGCCTTGGGATTAGACTCCCAACGCAGACCGGAATTGAGTTCACGCACCCATTCCAGAACGGCGAGAGCAAGGTCGATATCATCATCCATCAACCTCTGCTTATACTCAGGAAGGGCGGGGATGTTGATGTACTTGAAATCCTGAAAGGTGCAGAACTTACAGACATCAAGAACGAAATACTGGAACTGCTTGATGAACTGCTTCAGGTCTTTGCCGCTGTTGTACACATCTTCGATGATTTTTACGGCCTGCACCTTATTTCCGCACTCCATGGAGAACAATAGGTCAAAGTGTGTGCTGTAATCGACGGTTCCCAGAGCTCTTACAGCATCTTTAACCGTCACGGTGTCGGTAAGAGACAAGCATTTGTCCAGCATCGTGATAGAGTCACGCATACCGCCGTCCGCGAGTTTGGCGATATACTGAATAGCTTCCTCTTCCACCTCGTATGCTCCATCAGGACCGCCGCTCTCCACAACCTCATCGTTCTCACAGGCGACGATGTAGCGAAGACGATTGATGATAGAGTCCAGAGAAATCTTGCTAAAATTATACCGCTGAACACGACTGAGAATCGTAGCAGGAATCTTCTGCGGGTCCGTGGTACACATGATAAAAATTGCAGTCGCAGGCGGCTCCTCTAAGAGCTTCAGCATGGCATTCCAGGCACCGATACTGAGCATATGGCACTCGTCGATGATGTATGTCTTATAGTCGCAGTCCAAAGGCTTACGACGAGCGCCGTCGATGATGTCACGCACATTGTCCACACCGTTGTTAGACGCGGCATCCACCTCAATGGGCGAACCCTTACCGCCGTTGATGTCATTCGCGAAAATACGAGCCGCTGTGGTCTTTCCGCACCCGGCAGGCCCACAGAACAGATAAGAATGCTGAAAAGTTCCTGTTTCAATCTGGTCCATCAAGATATCCTTGATTGCAGACTGCTCTACAACATCGTCGAAGGTGGAAGGACGATATTTGACAGCGAGAGTTTGTTTAGCCATTGTTTGCTCCTCCTCTTTTTCTATACGGTCTACCATTAGACCGAGTGAATCTTACTTCCTTGAAATACCGCCTAACGGCATCCTGGTCCTCTTTTGACATACCGTCTAAGACCGTTTTAGGACGAAATTTTTCGCTATTCTTGCTCCGCTTATCCTCCGCGGTCTCTGAAAAATCTTTGCCCTGCATCTTGTCCACAAGAGACGGAGAATGCCGCTTTTTCTTAAACTGCGCTCTCACAGGACACAACTCGATGTTCCTAAAGGAAAAATCAAATGTGATGTCCGCCTCGCTGATACTCAAAGACGGATTTTGAGTCATAGCCTTTACAGCTACCTCAGCGCCGTATTTTGAGTACACATAAATCTTATTGTCCTTGACAAGTTCTGTGTTGATGATGTTGTCCTCAATCAACTGGTCTACCACGGCAAAGTTCCCAGGATGCCGAACATCGAGCTCGCATACATCCGCAGGCCCCAATCTGTAAACTGCTGCCGTTGCAGGATTCTTGAGTACCCGTTTTATGCACTCATTTACATGAGAGCCCGGATGCCGCTGTCCAGTTTTCTTCTCTACACGCGGGGTTGCTCCGTTATCCACGGCAATTCGTTCTACCGTCTCTGCAAGAGTGAAACAGCAGTTCTTACAGACATAGAACACAATGTCTCCCCTCATTTAGTTACCTCCTCTTATTCAAATTTTAACTTCCAACCGCCGTTTTTTTTTGCGATTGTCAGTATCTTGTTTACCTTTTTCCTCGGTCCGTTGAGTATAAAATCGTAGGATACTTCTATATACCCACCCGACTTCAACTCAATACGGACACGAGGCCACGGTTCGTAGTAAATCCTACCCATATCAGGTGTTGTAGAATTTAGACGCCACCATGTCCGCAGTATGCGTCCACAGGACATTGTTGAATCTGCGAATGGCGACATCCAGATTGTCCCACTCGTCTTTTTCATACGCTCCCATGTGGTAGCGAATACAGGCAACCTCCTCAGGAGTCAGCTGAATAAGGGTGCTTGCGATTGCGACACTCTTAGAGCCGTGCCCAGGGCCCCACACAGAAGGCCTTTCATCATACTTGAATTTTCGACCGGGTTCACCACTTGTGTCTCGCTGATAGTTGTCCACCTTACACAAGTCATGAAACAGACCGATGATGACCGGACTGCACTTGCGCCACCACTCCAGATGAAGAGCATCTGTCAGCTTGAGAAGCTCAGTGGCGACACGATAGCTGTGGTCAAACAAACCTCCTTCGTAGTCACCGTGAAATCGAGTGCTTGCGGGTTGAGTGAAAAACCCCATGTTGTGTAACAGCTCAATTACTTCATCCATGCTCATAGCAACACCACTGGCGTATGTGAAGTTGACTCCAACACTTGAGCACAGGGTGGCGAACATTGTTTCGCGTTCAAACTCAGACATCATATGTTGTTCTCCTTTTCGATGTATTCAACCAACTCACGCATCACACGAGAGTCAATTACAAAGTAATCAGGCCCATCGGGCTCAAACCTAAAAGCAAGAGACGACCTGAAAAACCCTTGCTCAAATGCCTGCTCCTTCATCTTCTCCATCCACGCCTTCTGAATAGAAAAAGACGACTGAGGCTTTGTAGGCAGTTTGGCTTCTACGAAGAAAGACTGGGTATGCACGTCTCCCCCGCCAAATCTTGTACCACCTGAGTTACATTGAACTCGTCCGCCCAGAAGTTTAGCTATCTCTTTTTCTTGGGCCTCCGAGAAGTCCTTTCCGAGGTTTCTGCTCAACTTTGGGTTCCTCCTTCCTATGTTCAATTTTCTTTGTCACTTCTGCCCTTACAGGTGAATGACGTTTGGTTCTATAGAATTCCCACTCTGCTGGAGTTGAAGACACTCCATATTTGAGCTTGTGCAAGGCATCTTTCGTCTCCGCAGACTCAGGCTGATGTGAAAGAAGTCGATAAGCGATGTTTACAATCTGCTCATCTCTAAACGGCAGATTATACCCGGTACTGGCATCGAAATCTTTGAACTGCTCAGAAAAGATTACCGACTCTGCTTCTTTGGGGTGCTCTTTCTGTAACTTTACGAGTTCCACTCCCCACTCTGCCCATTGTGCGTCAGACACGAGATTCATATCCAGCTCGTAGTAAATCAAGGAATGAACAAGAATCTGGTATCTACGTCTCTGAATAAGCGCCGCAACCTCGTTATCATAAGTAACAGGTTTTTGCTCTTCCGGCTTCGGAATTTTAATAAGTGACATGACTCATCCTCTCAGTTTTTTTTTGAATTTGGCATAATAGGTTCTGGCTGTGGGCTCAGTGAGTCCGAACCTTGCAGCCGCCATCTTGGAACCCTCTGACTCGAAAATACTGCACAGGTCCTGCATAGAAGATACGCTCCACCTATTGTTTACTCTTTCAGGAAAAGGACACTCATCATACTCTGCATCGTGCCCCTCTAAACCGAGTTGAACTCTAAGAGCTTTGTCTGCCTGCTCCATCTGCCAATCTTTCAGATAAGTTATCTTACTACCCAGCTCTTCTACAGGAATAGAAGTTACTTTATCTAAAAGAATTATGGACACTCCTCCGTTTATCACGACAGGTACCTGGGTAGGGTAGGCTTTTTTGACACTGGTGGTAAGAGGGGCAACTGTTATCACACCAGAATTAAGATTGCAGGTATTATTTGATACGACAAGAACAGGTCTTGTCTTGTTTAACAGATGAGGCCTATTATGAACAGGGCAGTTCCACCAGTAGATATCTCCACGACTTATCATACAACATACCCCAGCTTTCTTAGGTCTTTGAGCACTTCGTTGAAAGTATCGCCAGACACTACAAACTTGTCATCTACGAATGCTTCGTAATGCTCCATGACATGACGGATTTCAATCTTTTCTAACTCCATTATTTACCTCCATGGCATTAGCCTTTCTTCTCGCCCAGGCCGCCTTGGCCTTCTCACTTCGGTTTCTCTTCTCCTCATCTGTCAGCTTTCTATGAGGCTGGCGCTTGGCCGCTTCTCTAAGTTTTTGTCGAGTCTCTTCATACACAGGATGGCCTGTCAAAGTCTGTGAAATTTTTCTTTTGGTCTCATCGTCTCTGGGAATACCTGTCCTGTCAAACTCAGAGGGCACACCCTTAGCTGCCATTCTTCTTGACTGTTCGGCTCGCCTCTCCGGTGTCCAAGACTGCTTAACAGCTCTAGATAGATTTGCAGAGTTCTCCGCACTTCGATAATACGACGAATCACTTGCCCACAATTTCTTAATACCATCAGAGAGTTTTTTACGAGTACCAGCAGATAACCGCCCGCTGGGTCCGGGTTCTCTTAAATTGTAAAGCCTATCTGACTCATAGCCTCCATAAAAGTCCACCCAATACTTTTCTCTCTCAGTCAACTTTTCTTCTGAAACTTCTTCCAGCACAGAGAACACAAAATTGCTCTCGCCATATTTGTTCCAAGCGGACTGTAGATATCGGTTCAGGTGCAGGCTGTGCCTTAACTCGTATTTATGCTGTCGAAGTCTTGCGAGAACATCTAAGCTCTGCCCAATGTAGATTTTTCCTGAACGAAGATTGGTTATTTGATAGATTCCAATCACATTCATCACCTCCATCTACATTATAGCTTAGTTAGGTTGGATTGTAAAGAGCGAACTTCCACAGCTGATTCGACAGCAGACTTTGCAATCCACCCGGACCATGTGATTTCGCTTAGCTTCTTGTCTACTTCCTCTACTGCTTCTCGTAGCTCTTGCTCAGTTTCAAAAGGATTGATATGAAAATGCTGTCCGCACTCAGGACCGAGTCCGTAAAGACGACTCACAGGGTGCGTCAAAGGTCTTCCGCATTTCATACAGTAGTCTGTTCTAAGACGACGAGCCTTAAGGGACATATACACCATCCCTCGTGTCTCTTTTAGAACACGACCAGCCATTACTCTGAAAGGCATGGCTTTTTTGTTATTCCAGTTGATATTGAAATCCATTCCTTCCTGAGTCATCCAGTTCTTGACCCTGACAATATACTCCTTGCCTACCCTTAGAGCAGTACCGGGAATATGATTAGGCATGGCGGGTTTTGCGTCCTCTTCATTGACGACGGCTGCTCTGTACACAACCTCCACCATTTGCCCATCAGGAGCTTCAAGTGCTTTTGCAACATCTTCAGACTCTCTTTCTATGCTCTTCAATAACGCTTCCATAGTATTCACCTCTTTTCAAAATAAGCGCACAGCCGGTTGCCTGGCTATGCGCTTATTATACTACATATTGCGATTCTTGTAAAGAAGTTTTTTAAGAAAACGCCGCAAGCACTCGGTCGTTGAGTTCGTCTTTCCAGTCCTCATCTTCTTCTAAGAACTGGTGCAGTTTGGCCTTTCCTTGGAACTTGAGAGCCTCTCCTTCGTTAAGTGCCACCTTGCCGTCTTCATCCATGATGCTGAACCAAGCACCTGCGGCGTTGATGATGCCAGCACGAATAGAAAGATCGATGATATCCGAGATATGGTCAATACCTGTGAGATACTTCAGGGTGTAAAACCCGGTTTTTCTGTCAGACTTGAACACCTTGGACTTGACCACTGCAACCTTCACAAGATTGCCCGCAGGATTTTCAGAATTACGAGGGATAGAGTTTCCCTTATCGTCGATATAGTCGCTCTTCTGAAAAGACATACGAACAGAGCAGTTGTGTCTCCACGCTCTACCACCTGTCGTGGTGGTGCCGCCGTATGTGCTATTCATGTCCTCTCGTACCTGATTGATTCCAATAAGTGTGCAACCGGTACGAGCACAAATGGGAATCATCTCCTTGCTGAACAGCGTGAGAGCCATTGAGATGCCACCGTATGTGCGGTCTTCAATGGTTTTGGCGTATGCTTGGGCGCTCACCATTGCCGCAAGAGAGTCCAGCACACACAGGCTGATATCGCCCGTTTCTACGATGGACTTGACAGCTTCAAAGACTTCTTCTGCTGTCTGCTCATCAGGGCTGAAAAGAATAAGGCTATCGATGTCCACGCCCAGTTTCTGCGCCCACTCCGCATCGAGCGTTCTTTCGATATCCACATATAAAACCTGTTTATCAGGGAACATCTTCTGAGCGCCTGCCACAAGGTCAAGAGCAGTTGTAGTCTTTCCTCCGCCCTCCTCGCCTGCGAACTCAATGATTCTCCCTATGGGCATACCCCCATAGGTCATGTAGTTCATTCTGGGTGAGCTGAACGGAATTCTTCTGACTGCGTCAAAGCTCATGCCTTGCTTGCACACATCGGCCTTGAACTTCTTATTCACATCACGAAGTACATCTTCAAGTCTCTGACTCGACATACTCCACCTCCTGAAAGAATGGGCGGCACTTTTGATAGCACTCTTCGCACATAACCACCGGGTCGCCCTTATCGTCGATGGCTATATGCTCAGCGGAGCATTTACATCCGCATATCACGCATCTCTGACCCATCATACACCTGACTGTTTCGTAAGGTCAATTTCTGCAATTCGCATACTGAGAACCTTCTTCACAGAGTTCAACATCTCCCATGCAGCCTCTTCTTTAGACTTAATGGAAGAGCCAGCTCTCTGAAGAACGATTACAGAAATAGCCTCTGCTTGAGCGGCAAGGTCCGCGGCCGTATCCTTATCCGCAACCGTTCCTTGCGCTTTCTCACGCACACGATTGAAGACCTCCTTATACACAGCCTTTGCAACGTCTTCCTTGATTCTGAGCTCCTCACGACGAGAGGCCGTCAAATACAAAAGAGACGGAAGATTCAATGTGAAGTCCTCCAGCTCATCGTCTGAAACGGGCGTGCCCTCATCGTTGGTTAAAATCTTATCGATTTGGCTCATATAGGAATCCAGCTCTCCGCAGGCCTCATTTACGAACGTCTTAACCATAGAGCGAACAACCTCAGAAAGATTTTCAACTCTATCGTTATTCTTACGAACAGCATCCAGGTCTACAGAAGATGCTAGTGCAAGGTTCATATCAGCCATTAGAATCTCCTCCTCGCGTATTCCGCCATGAGCATAGCCTCCGCCATTCCGTCGCTGGGTTTACGACTTCTTGCGGTTGGAAGCAACGACACATGGGGAAATAGTTTACGACACACCTCGATGGAGGTGTTTTTATCAGACGTGACACAGAATTCTTTCTTCCAGGTCTGCGGAGGTACAAGTTGATAAGGGATATCGAAGGCCTGTAATAGACCTTCGATGTATCCCAAATTGTGCCCAAAGTTAAACATAGACACAACTCCCTGACCGGGCATAGCACCCACTTTCTCTAAACAGCACACGGACGACGGGCCCGATGCAGCCTTGAGAATTGCGGTGTATGCGCTTTCGTGAAAGGGTACAACAGTACACTGGCCGTCCTCGGTGAGTAACGCGAGAGCGCCGCTCTTACCTGGGTCAATACCAATGTACGTTTTCATCACTTACTCGCTCTCCGCTGAATGGTTTCAATGGCCTTACGAGCCATCGCAGCCGCCTGAATGGACTCAGCGGCGGCCTCTTCCGCACGGTGCTTGATGACATTCAGGATATCCAGCTTCACCTTGTCCTCTTCGTTGTTCTTGACCATCTCAAAGAAAACATTCATGAGAGCGTCGACATCCTCCAGGGCATCAGCCGCCTCGTCTGCTTCCTCACGAAGCACCGCGTAACTTTCGTGGTCCGAGTTGTTCACGGCGCCGAATTTGGCAGACGCACGACCGTACTCTTCGCACTCAGCGCACACAACACTCTTAATCAGTTCTTCCATAATTTACCTCCCGGCCTTCTTACAGGCTGTTTTATATTGACACCACCTACAAGGTTTTGTGTCGACGTGCATAGGGGGTGGAACCTGGCGCTCTACATAGCTATCGCACTCCAGAATCTTATCCACCCGAGCTTGTTTCATCTCCTGAGTTACATGATACACCTCAGGGCACTCAAGACTACAATTATCTCTGTTCTCGTACAGAACAAGAGCATCTTCCAGGTCCAGGCACATACAGTAAGTACAAACCTGGTCTTCATGAGCAGAATCTACATGATTCTTTGTGACGGCGGACGGGTCTTTGTCGTCATGACCGTACTTGAACGAAATCTGATTCTTAAACTCGAACAGGTAATCAGTACCAGTAGAAATTCTACGAACGATACCGTCGCACATGAACGAGATGTTCAGAACCTTATGACGAAGAGAAGTTTCTACGCCCCTCTTACCTCTAACTTCAATGTCCAGGCATTTACCTTCCGCCCACTTTTTACGAAGATAATCCTCGACATCCAGATACTGCCAGTCGTAACCTAAAAGGGGCATCTGCATGAGTGCTTCCTGAATGGCTACGTGACGACGAGTACCTGTGTCTGCCATGCCCACAGAGCAATAATCCGTCTTAGAATCATCAGGTGTTGCTCCGGTAACCTGAAAATACATCTGACGCAAACACACCATCGAAGAAGGTTTGTAGCTCTGGCTGGGTTTTCTTCTGCCCTTCTGGTCAGTGACTTCGATGGCGGACATGACGTCCGCCAAGAAGGCCTTGTTGATAGGTTGCTTCTTGGCGGCCGCCTGTACCAGTAAACCCAGCTTTCGCCGAGAATTAGCCATTCGCAGTTTCCTCGTCCACCATGAGAGCCATGACCTGCGTGACCTTACCCGCGGTGAACTTGAAGCAGTCCTCATCACCGTAGTAAAGCTCCACAGACTCCTCCGGGCAAGAGTCCACAAGGCTCTTGAGCATATTGATGTTGGCACAGCAATGGAACGAAGCGAAGGACTCACTCCGCTGATACGGAATCAGCTCGTTGGAGCTGTTCTTCTTGCTCGCGACCTGGATGCCGTCCTTGGTGAAGGTGAAGTATGCGCCGCCCTTATCGTAGGGCTCGATGAAGATTGCAAGACGGCTGATGACGTCCTGAATGGCAATCTTGGACAGCTTGCAATGGCTGGGGAACTCAACCTCCAGATACTGGGAGACAGCGTCGGCGGGATACTCTTCCTTACCGTCGTACTCCACACCGTACAGAACCATATCCTCGGATTCGAAGAGGAATGCGCCGTCCTTGTACCACCAGTTGATTTTTTCCTGCTTGAACAGCGACAGCATATCCATCATCTCTGCAGACAGCAGGTACTCGCCGCCCAGAACATCCATGTCATTGAAGCAGATACAATCCGCATCAGACGTGATGACACGCTTGCCCAGGAAATACCCGCAAAGGGCAGGAGTATCGACCGTCTTGGCCAGACAGGGCTTGTTGATATCCAGAATGTTCTTCACAGAGGTCAAATTGATAATCTGACCCTCCCCCTCTTTCGTGAAGCTGTATTCGGGGAACTGAACGACGCCGTCCTCGTCCACGCACAGGTCGATTTCGTAGCGGCCGTTTGCATGAACAATCAGCTTATCCGTCATTTCCAGCGTGACAGAGTCACTGCTGATGCGGCTGATGAGGGCCGAGAACTTGGAAACCGGAACCACCGCATACATATCTTCACCCTGAATCTTGTCCGCACGGACCTTCAGCGTGTTTGCAGTATCGGTGGTGGTGAGAGTCAGAACATTGTTCTTCATCTCGATGCACATCATGCTCGTAATCGGCAGGAGCTTGTTCTCCGAGGCGCCTTTCACAGAGCGTGCCACCATGTCCTGAAACTTGACGGCGGGGATTGTAATTTTCTTACTCATTGTTTTGTCCTCCTTAAATTATTTACCAGATAAAGTTAGAGTTTGCCATCTCACCATTATCTACCAGAAAATCCTGAGCAGTGGCACTCTTATTCACAGCCGTGATAAAGTAAATCCACTGAGCAATCTCTTCGGCAGATGCCCAACGATGAAGGATAGCCTCATTCAGGACTGCGTCCAGCTTAGTCTTGTCCTGAACGATGTGCTCATTGATTGGCGTGTACACGCCGCCGGGGGAAATACTGTTGCACACCGCGCCATACTTGGCCACTCTAAGTGCGAGATTCTTGGTGTACGCAACGACGCCACCCTTGCTGGCCGTGTACCGGGGAAACTCTGCGCCGCTGTGTGCGCTTGCAGATGCCACAGTACACACAGCCTGAATACAGGGCTGGTCTGCATAGGCTTCACAAAAATTGATGAGTCCAACGAGGTTCACATCAATGCTGTCGTCATCTTCCTGAGTTCCGGCATTCGCGATTACAATTTCCGGAAATTCAATGTCAGGAAGAGTGTCTCTTACATCCGCGATGTAGTGATGATAATTCGGAGCATGAATAAGAAAATCACTGTCCACAGGATTCTTATCAATTCCAAACACATCATACATCAGGTTACTGTGGTCATCTCTTACGAACGCAAACAGTTCCGCGACAGCCTTTCCAATGCCGCTTGACGTACCTGAGATAATTACTCGTGTCATCATACACCTCATTATACTCTCTCCAGGTAGGCCTTACCTACACCGTCCTTTTCCCACTTCTTGCAGACCCTATAACCGATGGGGCTGAATACGACCTCGCACAGCAACTCCGCGACACAGCCCGTAATAGAGCAGAACACAACCTGCGTCATGGTCCACCCGAACAATACATGACTGACAATGATAGCAAATACGAAGTTATCCACAAATTGAGCTACCAGAGTAGACACATACGAACGAACAGCGTATTCCGTAAAGGTGCTATTTGCATACAGTCTACCGATACCGTAGTTGATAAACGCATTTACGATAGACGATACGATGAATGCGATTGTACTGCCCATGAGAACATACCAGGTACCACCGATTGTATTATTCAGTGCCTGATTTACAGCAACTTCGTTGAATGTGTAGAACTCGGACCAGTTACCCGGGATAAGGGACACCAGCTTCATAACGGCACACACAACCAGGTTCATCAGAGCCGCGAACAGCGACAACTGAATAGATGCTTTGGGCCCGAACCTCTTGGTAATCATGTCCATGCACAAAAAGCTGAGCCACGATACCGTGAATCCGCAGTCCAACGCCAGCCACGACAGACCCGTCGCGATTTCCTTATTCGCGAGAAGGTTCATCAAGATGACAGACACGGTGAAGAAAGCCACTACTGCGGCCGGGACGGACTGCATGAGTCTCTTCCAGTCCCTGAGTTCCTTTTTGAAATCCATTGTTGATTTCTCCTTTTTATTTTTATTTTGAGAGAGGGTTTCAAAGGAATACAAAACTCTCTTGCTCAATCAGATGAGTGAACGCTGGCGTACCAGCACGGGCTTATACCGATAGTTCTTAGCCCAGTCCAGCAGAAAGTCGATGTTGAATCTGATTCTTTCTGTATATTCTGTCCCGAGCTTAGACATATCGTAACCCTTAGATTCCACATAGGCCTGAATTTCACGCTGTGCGGCCTTGGGCATCATTGCAATATGCTGAGGGCTGTGACTGCTCTTCTCACTGACAAGAACAGAACCATACTTGGTCATAATAGACCCGTTTGCCCCATTCATCAACCAGCTTGTAGAATCCGCACTTGTGAACGGATACATCTCCAGCACATTTAGACTCGTCATACCGAAAGCATGAGTGCAGATATCCGGATTAGAGCTATGCTTGATGATATCAAAGCATTTATCGATGAACTTGATTTTATCCTTGACGGGCTTGTCATTGGCAGGGGAAATACCCATATACCAAATCTTGTCCCCTTCCGGACTCCTATAATCCAGAATATTGTGCAACCACTTGAAGTCTTCTCCCTGGTGAAAAATTGGAAGCAGTTTTTCCGGGCTTTTCAAGCGTTCTCTCATATAGAGATAGTTGTTCCAGCTCATCTCAGGCGCCTCTGCTAACTCTTCACGAGTTTTGGGGTGCCTAAACTTTCCCGGGATTTTGTCCACCTGAGCGAAGACATGAACATCATCATCGATACTATTGAGGTACTCGATATATGCGTCCACATCAACCTCAGCATCACGAGTGTGCGCTGAAAAGGCTCCAGAGTCAATGAGCAGATATCCTCTGCACAGTCCTTCGTTTCTTCCTGCAATCCAACCATCGATGACGTTACGGTCAAGAAGCTGGCTCGCAAGACGATTTGCTCCCTTTCTCTTAAGGTCTTCTTCAAAAACCTTGTTCAAGCTACCTGCGAAATAGAGCTGAAATCCAGGTAGCAGTGCAACGCGAGATGGCGTCGTAGGTTTTACAGGTTTTGTTGCGATAAGCGACATAGTTTCACCTCAAAATAATTTCTTCTTGTTGTCCAGAACGACAGGTTTAAGTTTTCTTGAAGCCATGTACTCCTCGATTTCAGGAATCCATGTACGAATACCCAAATCTTGAGCGGCGGCATCTAATCTTCTGAGCCACATCATTCTAGATTTGATGCTTTCCTCATCGATTTCGATACCGAACTCCACAGGACACCGTAACTTCCAGTTACGACCGAACTGCGACAGACCAATAGATGTTGTTCTTGTGCTCTGAGAATAATAGAATCTACAATGCGGCATTCCGCAGGTGATAGACCTGACAGGGTGAATCAGACACCTGTAAGTTCCATCTTTCTCGAACAACCATCTACACCTGGGCTGAATATCTCTGTCGGGCCATCCTACAAAAAGGGCGTTTTCAAGTTTGGGCTTGGGAACACAGTAGAACACGACGGGTTTTCCGTTAATGAGGTGATGTTCCTCCCGGATTAGAGTTTCCAGCTCACCCACAACTTCAAAACTCAACCCCCAAACCAAGAAATCTTCCGGGTTGGCTTTCAAGATTCTGTTCATGCCCTCTTGCGTCCAAGCATTGGTTTCCCATGGGCAACACTTTCCGCACATCTTACAGTCATCCTTGACAAAGAACGACTCATTCAGCCTGATACTCGTAGGAGGGAGAACACCGAAAGGTTTGCCGTCCAACACAATAGGTTCACGAGCAACCTTGTTGATGTACTCCAATAGCTTATAGGTACTATCTATAGACATATCACACCTCCAAAGGCTCGCCGTACCAGACTCTTGTGACTTCAGCGTCGCATTTCATAGGAACTCTGATTTTTTCTGCCGCGGCTCCCACCATCAAAGAAGACAGCAGTTCAGCGCATTCCTTGGCATTCGCCTCAGGACACTCGCAAATGACTTCGTCATGCACCTGAATGAGCAAATGGCAGTCCAGTTCCTTGAGTCTCGGATTATCGTTGATTGCAATCATGGCCAGCTTCGTCATATCAGCCGAGCTTCCCTGAATAATGCTGTTGACACATTGTCTTTCAGCATCAGCAATCTTACCACCGTTGTCTGTGATTTTGATGCCTTCTTCACGAGCCCGCATGATTATATCACGCTTTTCCTTACCGCCCCAGGTTTTCTCCAACTGCTTGATGTACTTCTTCTTGACAGCGGGGTCAACCTCTGCTTCGCCTTGGTCTTCTTCCCACGACAACGGGTCAAATGTGGAAGGACCACCTGCCATAAGTTCAAACTCATAAGGCTCAAGCTGTACATCTGGTAGACGACGCTTTCTACCCCACGCTGTTTCTACATATCCGTATTCACGAGCGTGAGCAAGAACATCGTTCATCCACTTCTTGACCTTTGGAAATTCGGTGTAGAAGGTATCTACGATTTTTTGAGCTTCCTTGGTGGAACAATTCAACTGCTCCGCGATAGCCTTTGCGCCTCGTCCATACATTATCACATAACCCAACATTACTGTTGGTGCGGACTATCTCTTCACCCTTTCGGGTGCCTTGCGCTTCCACCGGTAACTCATCCTCCGGCGTACAATTAGTCTCTACACCTTTTCATACTTCCAAACAAATCCATAACACGATTTTCGCTGTTCCACTCCTCTACAGCATTTACTGATAGGAGTTTGACAAGATTTGTTGGTTGTTATACCTTCACCAATCAGATAATCACGAGCTTCAACTAAACTATTGAAACGCTTGATTGTCTTACCTTCCATATCACACATCAAGACAGCTTTACTGTTCGCTTCTGAAATACGGGCTTTTGTCTCAGGCGTATGGTGTTTCCCTCCAAAAGGATTATCCAGTCCTGTATACTTGCCCTTTCGACCTTCGGATATAGCTTTTCTCCACGCCATATTCTTAGACCGTTTCGCGAAACAGTCATGCGCTCTCTGGCCTGCCTTTATCTTCTCAATGTCGTCAGCACTTCGCGGATGAGAAAATTTTGCGCTCAGAAGTCGCTTTGTAGCCTCGGTGTGACGATAGTCTCTAACACCCACTCCTCCGCGGCACATATTGTAGCCATTGGGAATAAGAGTATTATACCTCTGAATGCACATAATCTCTAATCTATCCAAAGCATCATTTGGAACATTCTTAAGCACTCGACGAACGACAAAAGCGTCCTCACCGTACTTACGAATTGCTCGATGCAGATAAGACTGAGACTTGCCAATCCGGCTTTCTTGCAAATGTTGATTCCATCGATAAGATGTATGATACTTTGTCTGGCCTACATATCGTCTGCCAGTGATGGTATTGGTTGCGATATATATTTCACCCACACAAACACCTCCTTGAGTACATTATAATACATGATACCAAGAAAGTAAAGGGCAAAATAATGAACTTGGCACGGTATTGCCCTGTTCGTACAGGGTTTCACCGTTAGCACGGCTTACGCCGCACACCCCTGAGTAATGGGGTTCACAAGGTTTGCACTACCCATTTCTGAATAGTGGGGCATAACTGTTGGTCTACCCAATATAATACTTTTAACGGAGCTTCGTCTCTTCGCCCCCTCCGGATTCTTTGTCCCGTCCGGTCTGAATTCCTTGCACTCCTCATACGGAACCTTGTAGATTTTCTCTGCAATCCAGGCATAGATATCCTTTCCGTCAATGTATGCCTGAATGAGGTGCTCGTCATGACTCATATGTGCAAGAGTTCGAGGCTCCTGCTGAGAAAAGTCGCTGGATATGAGTACGAATCCATCCCGGCCTCGGAACATCTTTCGAATTTCCTTATTATGAGACGGGATATTTTGCATATTGGGGTCGCTGGAACTGAATCTTCCAGTTGCCGCGCCGTACTGGTGGAAGCTACAATGAATTCTTCCGGTCTTGGGGTTAAGAATTGCGGGCATCTTGTCGACGTAGGTGGACAACAGCTTCTGAGTCTCTCGATAGTCCAAAATCGCCTTAGACAACGGCGTGTCCAGTCTGAGTAGAATGTCTTCACCTGTTCCTCTGGGCTTTTCCTTATCAGGAGATATAAGACCCAGAATGTCATACAAGATGACCGCGAGTTGTTTGGGACTTCCGACGTTCACAGGGTCCGTGAGACAGGTTCCAGGGTTACGCATTCTAAAGTCTGCGATTTCCTCTGAATACATAGCGAGAACTTCATCGATGTTCTTCTGCCTCTCCGCCATCTGTGCGTTATACTTTTCTGACAACTGTTTTGCGAACTCGAGGTCTAGACAAATACCACGGTCTTCCATGTCCGCCACCACTTTGATTATAGGCATCTCAATATGGCGGAATACATAGTAAGGACCAGGCAACTTTTCCTCTGTGAGGTACTTTTTCTGGAACTCCATCAGTTCCCACGTCTTGACGGCGTCACCCGCGGCATACAGATACGCGGTGGTGATTGGAATATGCGTGAAAGGAATACCTTCAAACAGCTTATCATAGGTGAGAGACTCGTTGTCCTGAGAATTACAATACTTAAGGTGAAGGTCTTTCAACCTATGAGATTCATTCTCATTTAGACAGCTGCCTGCAAGCTGAGTATCCCAATATGCAGAAAGTTCTACACCGAGTTGATTTCTGCAAACTCGAATATCAAACTTTGCATTGTGAAACACCCATTTCACTCCTGCATCTTCCGCACGTCTGAGCTCTGCCGCCATGTCCGACATAGACACTTGATTAGACGACAAAACACCGGTCACATAGCTCACATGATTCAGCGGTATGTAACAGGCCTTACGACCCGGAACGTACAAGCACACGCCGGCGATGGTTGTAGTTATGGGCTCCAATGACGATGTTTCTGTATCGATTGCTCCGTATCCGAACTTTATGATATCGCATACATAAGCTCGGACGTCTTCCGCAGTCCTGAGAAGCTCGTACTTGTCTTTGTACTTGCCCAACTTGGTGTTGACAACTGCAACGATAGTAGAGATTCTCTCGTACACGCTCTTTCCGCCCTTTACGGTAGGAGTAGCCGCCACTGCCTTGGAGGCCCGTGAGACAGCGGTGGCATCCCCTGTACGAGTAGACCTTGGAGGGAGCTTCTTAAGAAGCCCCATTATTAGAAGGTCTCCTCAGGATTTACAGCTCGACGAGACCCACGACGGCTCTGAGGAGCGTCAGACGAAGAATGCTGGACGCGGCCCGTTCTGGACGACGTTGCCCCAGATGTCGACGTGGTAGCGGGAGTCTGACGACGGGGTGTGTAGCTGGCAGAATTTTCCGAGGAAGACCCGCGACGACGAACAGGAGCGCCGTCCCCCTCCGAAGGGAACTCACCAGTCTCCAGATATTCGTTCATCTCGTCCACAGTCTTCTGAAGAACGAGGCTGCCCTCCAGTTCGGGCTTATCCATCTGACTGACGTCTTCTGCCTGCACATTGTCCACAGGGTAGATTTCGTACTTGGTGGACTGGTCACCTGCTCGACCGTGACGCTCAATCTCAAAGACGTGCTCACTCAGCGGGCTGTAACGATTGATGAGTCCCTGGAGCTTAGAGATGAACTGACGGCCTCGCTCCCAAATCTTGACCTTCTGGTCATCCAGCTGATACATGAGAACAAAACGAGCGGCACGAGCGGGAATGCCGGCCTCGCACAGCGGGCACTTATCGATAGAGTCACCCGGCATACGAAGGCAGTCCACCTGACGCTCCTTGTCACCCAGCTTGATACGGTGAGTGGAGAAAGTGGGAATATCTTCGATGCTGTCGAACATGAACTGAACACGAGCGACATCACCGTCGTTCTTCAACTGGAACCACTCACTGGAACCGCCGCTGTAATACTTATCTGCCTGTTCGTTGGTAATACGAGCCATTTTTAATACCTCCTGAATGTTTTATAGTTTTTGAAGTTAAAAAGGGAGAGGGTTGAAACCCTCGACATGGGTGTACTCAAACTCACCGACTGCACAACGCCGGTCGCGGTTGACCCACTTGGGCACATACACATCGTATCCGCCGCCCTGCTTATACAGAATCTGCACCATAGACTTCGGATAGAAAGTCGTGATGGGCTCACCGTACAGCGTCTGTCCGATACGAACCTTGATGGCCTTATCGGTATCACCCAGAATGTGCCGGTTATCGCAGACGCGAACAAGGTCATTGCGACCCGCATTCTGCGGAATGTTTCTTAAACCACTCATGTTATCCTCCTCATATGTCTTCGGGTTTACGGTAGAATCTGTGGGTAATACACCCAACTTACGCCAGAGCGAATCAGATGCCCAGCCCATCAGTCTTCCACCTTTTCCACAATCTGCCGATAGTACAGACCATCGGTGATGATACAGCGAATAAGCGCCTTGGTCGTATAGGTGAGCTCCGTGAACGTGTACTGAACAGACAGAGGCCACCCAAACTTGTCCGGATAGACCTTCGTTGCTCGAGACAAGTTATCCGCAGACAGCGACTTCTTGTGGCACAGCACATTGATTCGACGCTTGCACACCGTAATCTCAAACACGTTACGGCCGTTGTACTTGACGATTACGATACGGCCATCCTTGCTGACCTTATACTCCAGGTCCTGATTGGCGTACTCACCAACTTCAAATCTGAAGTATTCGACGAGCTGAACACCAACGCCAGGAGCGCCCGCGGGGAACCTCATGCTCGTATTGGCCTTCTTCTTAGGCGCAGGTTTGTTCTCATCTTCAGACGTGGCTTTCTCACAATCAGAAGTTTCGGGCTGAGGTACGTCTTCTGCGGGAGCTTCTTGAGGCTCTTCGTCTAAAAGACGATACCACCGCTTGAAAGTTGCGGGTGTCACCACCTTAACGGTCTTCTCATCGCCGTCATTGAACTCCAGCGTGATTTGCAGACCGTCCTCCTTGACGACACGGCCCATAAGGCCTCTCTTCTTGTCGTACACCTCGCGGCCCACAATTCCATTTTTTGTGGCCATAGTTGTTATCCTCCTTAAAAGTGTTTATGTCGAAGTGTGCCAGGCACCTTCAAAAGTATTGTACTACACGTGGCTCAATTTGTAAACAGTTATTTTAAGAAATTTTCAAAATACTTCTTGCAAATCAAGCACACCTGAGTCAAGGTCATTTATGTCTTTTCCCTCAGGTATGATATACTGCGTTATTAGCTTAGAAGTACCTACATTCTTACGAATCCGCTCCGCTCCCTTGTACCCCGCTTCATCAGGGTCGAGGCCTAATATCAACTTACGAACGGGTAATTTGCGAAGTATCTCATATTGCTCATGAGCACCGGTGCCCAAAAGAGCCACAGCAGGTATATCAAACTTCCAGCAAGTAAGGCAATTAAACACACTCTCACAAACAACTGCCCGTTCATATTTTTCGGGTTCTCTGAAAAATCGTTCTGCGGCGTAGACAGGTTTTTCAACGTCTCTTGGATAATTGAAGAACTTCGTCTTAACGGAGCGGCGAGCAATGAAAGCAGGAGAACCATCAGCCCTAAAACAAGGGAAAGTAATTGAATCGGTATCAGCATCAAAACCAATATCAAACGCTTCAATGAGTTCATCTGTCAACCCTCTTTCGTACATATATGGATGAATATACCTGTATTTTGCAAGTTCTGCCTCCGTAAACGCTGGAATAACTATGCGTCGCCGCGAGACCTTGCGAGACAGCGGCAAGTCAATGGGCTTCCGGGTTTCTATACTCAAAGACACAAAGTTGCGAGATAGCCACTTCTCGCCGTATGCGCCGTCGTCGTCATAACCAAACACCTGAGATATCATCTGAGTTAAACTGCCCGCCCACCCACAAGCAAAACAGTGACATGACCCATCTATCTTAGATATACCAAATGACGGTTTACGCTCTTGACCACCTTTGTGAAAAGGGCACGTGGTCATTATGTCGTCATTTCCTGACAATCGAAACTTATGAAAGACATTTATACCTGAAAGTACACAGTCATCTCTGAGCTTGTATAGCACCTGCAACTCGTCTTCCAGTATGGGATTTCCTCTAACTCTAAACATCAGAAGACCTCCGTGGCATCTCTATAATCGGTGCCTGCGTTCTTTTTGGCGGGCTTCTTATCTTCCCAAGGAGGTGTATCTTCAGATTTTGCGCTCTCCGTGTCATCAACTTCATCGTTTTCGACGTAGTTAAACACGCCCTTGTCAATGTCCCAAAGATAATTCAGCTTGGTGCCTGTTACACCATTTCTGTTCTTCTGAACACACAGTTCCGCTCGTGCATCTTTCTGCCTCATACTGACAACCACAGACGCATTATAGGCGATACCGTCCGAATCTCTGATACTCTCCAAGCCGGGGGCCTTATCTTCCTTGGCACCCTCACGATTGGATTGTACGACTACGAGAATAGGTATCCCAAGCTCAATGCTCATGTCCATCAGGTCTTCTGAAATATTTGTAAGCTGTGCGGTCACGCTGTCACCTCTTCTTACTCGCTGGTCTGTTAGATAGCTTATACCATCGATGCCCAAGATGTCCAGATTATTTGTCTTGACGAAAGACTTCAACTTCTGAACTGTGACTTTCCTTGCAAACTCTTTCGGGTGGGCTACGAAGAAAGGAGTTTTGTTTTTCTCAAGGTCTGAGATGTACTGCTCATATTCAGGCATTTCTTCGCCTCTGACCATTGACCTGTTAGACATATGGCCATACAGCGTATCAAAACGGTAACCTGTCTTACTACCTGACATCTCCGGCTCAATCAAGCCCACTCTGTAACCCAGGCGCCATGCGTGTTCAAGTGTCTTTATGAGAACCCACGATTTACCTTGACCAGTTCTGGCGAAAATAACAACAAGCTCCTCGCCCCTGTGCCAACCACCTGTGATGTCGTCCAGCTGGTCAAACCCGGTAGAAATAGAGTAAATCTCTGGATGCTCTTTCATTTCCTGCCACTCATCGTATCTTTTACGAGCAGAAGAAATGATATCAACACCCTTGACAGCGGACTTGACTTGCAGATTATCAAGTTGGCTATTCAAATATTCAACGGCGGCCGTGGCATCTGTCTGCATGAGCTCCGCTATCTTCTGAACAACCGGGACAGCCTTAGAGTATAGATATTCTTCATTGAATGTATTTATTAGATACTCGTCTGTCTCCGACACAGACACGATAGAAAAATCAGGAAACTTATGAATGAATGTCTCCTTATCAGGCACATTACCGTATTTCTGATAATGCTCCATGATAAATTCGTACTCGTCTGGATACGTTATGAAATAATCCGGTGTTATACTGTTCAGCTCAAGTATAGACACACTCTTGTCATTCAAAACTTTTGAAAGAACCTGTAACTCTACCACTGTTACACCCCTCTTCTATCTTCGCCCACGAATTCAATTATGTCACTCGTGTTCCAAATTCTACTTGCAAGCCGCCCTCCCACAAAGTCTTTTAGACGTTCCTCGCCTAAATTACCTGTAAAGATGTTTGCTCTATTCGCGATTACGCGAGCATCTACAAAGTTGAAGAAAGTTGCGCTGGAGTAATCAGACATCTTAACGGACGACACATCGTCCCATATAACAAGGTCGCAGTCTAGAAGACTCTGCCTGATTCTCTTGAAATCCTCGTCTTCGTTATTCATTCGAAGCCGCTCCCGGTCAAAGAATTCAGGAACAGAAATGAATATACCCCTTGTTCTAAAGCAGTTACCTCTCCACACCTGATTGAAATATGCGGACATGAGTTTCACGGCCCAGCTCGTCTTGCCGTTGCCAAAGGTTTCTGAAAACAGGTACAGGTTGTTGCCCTCGTTGACCCAATTTCTTATGTCGTCCTTGATATCACGAAGGTACACAAACGAATCTCGGTCACCGTTACCCGGAACGAGCCTCTCTGGGTACCATCTGTACCTAGGTATATTAGACAGCTGAAATAAGTTTAGCATTTCAGCGTATCGTACGCAAGTGGGCCCACAGGCATCTCCTTTTAACCCGCAGACATCTTCGTACCAACATTTATCTACCATAGTTGCCTCCTTAGAAAATGTCCTCTTCAGGTACTCCCTCTAAAGGATTTCTTCTCTTTTCTTCCATTGTCTTTGCCCTAAAAGCATCAGGTCGTGCTGTATCCCAAGACGGAGTAGAACCCTCCTTGCATTCTTTCGCTGAATACTGCAAGCTCTTCCATCCGTGACCCACGGTATCTTTGACGACTCCAACTCTATCACGCTCTCGCACAGACGCGAGAATCTTCATCTGCTCCTCTATGGACTGCTCAGGCAGGAGGGAGCCGGAAGCTCCGAGCATTCTGAAATAGTTTCCGAGCTCTTTCAAAAGTTCTTGGCTGAAATTGAACTTCGCTGAAACTCTCTCACACATCGTGATGAACGAATTCGTTTTCTGAATAGAACTCTTCTTTGGAGTTTTCTTAGTATCGAAGAGTTTCCCTGAATGAGACGGTGATTTTGTAGAGGTCGCGGGTGAAACCCTATCTTGTTTACGTTCTTTATCTTTATTTACTTTATTTAGGGGTAGGTTTTCCATGGGTGGGTTTCCACCACCTGGAAACCGGGTGCTGGAATCGAGGTCTTCTTGCACTTCATCTTCAGAACACTCATTGTCGTCTTCTGCGTACTGCGGTTCTTCGTACACGCAGTATTCATAGGCAAAAACGCCCTTTCCGGACTCATTGGAATTCAGCTTGCGAACGACAAGATATCTGTTGTCTTTCAGTTCTTTCAGAGCCGCGTTGATAGCAGTTTGACCTTCTTTGCAGATTCTGCATAACCCTTCCACGGAGTAGTCCCAATCCTCAGGAAGAGAAAGCATTTTGCAAAGAAGGCCAATAGCTTTCAAAGACATATCTTTGTTCTTCAGAATATTGTTTGGTAAAATTGTGAAGTTATCACTCTTTTTCACTGTGAATTTAGACATAGTCGTTTCTCCTTTTTTTCTTGAATCATCAAAAAAAAGCTCTTGTGTTGTCGCACCCGAATTATCAAAGGGTAGTTGAATGATGCCACTCAGTCAACACTAAAACCAGTTCGATAAATGGGAAGTCGCGGATGCGACAACACAAGAGCTTTTATTTCATTGTGTAAACTGGTTTATGTTGACATTTGTTGAGTGGCAAGTTTAAGTATAACACCCTCACGCACATAGCGCAAGGGTGTTATAGTGGTTTCTTGAATTTGTACTGTATCAGCTGTGAAGAACGCTTTCCAGCTGATTATCAACTTCAGCGTTCACGGCATCCCACAGGGCGGCCTTTTCTGCCTCAAGGTCTGCGCCTTCCGGAATGACTCGCTCTTCACTGAAAGTAAACTTGTAGTACGTTCCGTTGATTTCGCGAGTCAGGCCACTGTCAGCACGAATGACAGTTGTTACGCCCTGCACCGGTACAGCGCCAGGGTCGGGCGTAGCTTGCGAGAGAGCGTCGTTCTCGTTGGTCTCTGCGGCTTCTTCAGCGGGTTCCGGCGGGCACGGTTCGTATGCTTCGCACACATCGGGCGCGAGATACGTTTCCCCCTTCTCTTTCACGTGAATTCCGTCGCATTTGGAGCAGTATTCGTCTTCAGGGTCTCCTGCGAACTTGCACTTGATGATTTCGGGTTCATTACTCATCTTTCATTCTCCTTATTTTTAGATTCCATTGGTTTATATCTATGCCGCGACGCCTAAGCATCCCGGTACATAGCCACGTGTCATCCTCTTAATACATCTGTAGAGGGTGTAGATGGAAGCCCTTTCAATCTGCGAAGCTCAATCAAGGTCATCACAGAGTAGGTGGCCAAGTCCTTAAGAGTGTCTTCGATGCTTTCGTCCTGCACTCTCTGAGAAGAATTCTTAGTAAGAGAGCAGAGCCTATTCAGCTTATCCGTGAGTCTGATGCAAGGCATTGGCATACCCCATTCTTCAAAACTCTTTCCGAAACTGTCACCGTAGTCCCAATTCTTCGCGGCGTAAAGGTCTGCCATCTCTCTACAAATTGAGACGAATTCTTTTACTTTCTTATCGTGGTCTTCCTTCGTGTACATTATCGAATCCTCCTCATGGCGTTCTTTGCGTTTTCACAGGTACCGAGGGTGATTGTATGTGCATCCCACAGGAACGAATTCATGGCATCGTATGCGTAAGACGCGACCTCCCGCATCTGCGGGTGGGCGGCAGGAGGCATACGAAGATTGAAAAAGTGGCACCACTCCATCAGGGGCGCAGTCATGATAAGCTCCGTTTTCAGGCTGTTAGGGAGTACATCCCTCGCCTCCTGTGGAGTTCCGCCGTCTTCGAGAATTGCGTTGTACGCGGTCTCGGCGCTCTCGCAAGCAACAAACCAATTGAGATACCTTGTGGAGTTCTCCTTGAAGAAACAAGGTTTAATCACCGTGATTTCCCCTCCGAATTTTCCGTTACGGTAATTGCAGTACCGAGTCGACTCCTGGCAAAAAGATGCTGGGCGGTGCCTTACAATTTCATGAGTGACACCGCGGTCACAGATAAACTTCACAGACACATCTTCATGAACCAGCCGCTGATAGGTAGACACGAGCTCATTCGTAGAAATTTGTCTCATACTCCATTTCCCCCCACTGAAGTTAAACGGAAAGTCATTCTTGAATTCAGGAAACAGAATAGGTTTAGATTCTACGAAGTCGTTCATGTAAGGAGGAACGCCCGCGAAGCAGAAAAAATCTCTCCATGCTCTCACGTTACCGGATACAACGTATCCGTCAGAATCTGTGAATCTGAGATACATCTTCACCGGGTAGCGGTTTTCTACGAACATGACTTTCTCTCTGAGGTCTTCATACACGTTGTATGAAACCTGAAAGATGAATGATGCGTGTTCCAGCACAGCTTCGTGGCCTCTCTTGATGATGTTTGCCACAAACTTTTCAGCGGAATCTTCCGTGATTTTATCCTCGGACTTGTAGCACACACGACCGCATTTTTCGATTTTCTTGATGGTGTCATTCTCTACCAGGACAGATGCCTGAGCATTGATGATTTTCATTACTTTTTCACCTTTCCTAATCTCAGAGTGACAGTAGGAGCCTTGGGCGTGACAGCAGGTGCGAGAATCTCAGCATCCACCTCATGAGCATAGACGAGTTTTTCCATCTCGTCATCGTCGATGTACTCACGAGTCTTGACCACCTTTGCAAACTGCTCAGGCGTCAACGCCTTACGAAGAATCTCGATTGCCTGCAACTCGTTGACATCCGAGTTCTCAGTGACCGTGATGTACGCACGAATATCGCCTGCGATAAACTCCGTTTCATTACGGTTCTGCAGACCTTCCTTAATCTGCGTACCGTAATCCGACACAGCCTTTTTGACTGCCTTCTCAGATTCCTTGGCGTCCTTATACGCCAGAACAGCAGATTCCAGTTCTGCGTCCGTCATGTTTCCGATGTCCAGCTTTCTTCTTGTTGCCATTGTGTTGTCCTCCTCAATTAAATTGATGTTTTATGTCGGCCTTTGACAGCCCCTTATTTGTAAGAGCTCTTACTCCACGCTTGCCCCAAAGTCTCGCGGCATTGTATTCAGACATAGCTCCCTTATAAGGCCCTCTGATGTTGTCCCTGAAAGTAACCAGGTAATGGAGGTCTTCCTCCTTGATGTACTTGGTCCTCTTTCTATCCAGATAGTACAAGGGGGGCAGATACAAACCCTCAGGTTTCTTAAGGTCTGAGTTCCACCAATTGTACCATCTATACAGCGTATCTGTAGATATGTCAAGATACTGTGCCACCTTATTCGGGGGCCAATATCCTGCATTCAGTGTTTTCATTTATTCACCTCCTTATCCAAAGCAGAAGTACATACCGTCTTGCTCTGCGTATATATCGCCTTGTACGAATTCTGCTTGAAAAATAACACCTTCTGGGCATACAGGCTCATCTGATTCTAAGACTTCTTGAGCAATTTTATACGCTCTTTCTACCGCGTGTGCTTCTGCCTGTGAACTTGCTCTATCGGGCCATACAATACCTGTCCAGTATAATCTTCCGTACTGTCGCTCCGCTGTCGCGACTTCGTAAAAACTATCTGGAAATCTTGAATCGTTTACACGGTTCAAAAATACCTGCGCTACAAGACGTCTTGTGTCATCTGAAACTCTGTCTCCGCCCGCCTCTTGATAGACAATAAGTGCGAGTATATCCAGTTCTTCGTCTGTGTAGGTTTTATCAGGTGCTGGGTCGCTATGTACAAGAGACTTTTCCACAGTTTCCACAATGTTTTCCACAGGCTCACGTACAATAGGAGTAGGCTGCACATACACAGACTTCTCTGCAGGCGTGTCCTGATTCACATCTACCTGAGTACGCAACATAATGATACCTGACAGAACAAAAATCAGCGATAATAGGAGCATTCCTGATATAAATTTCTTCATCTCAACCTCCAAAAGTTAATAGATACGAAAGAACATTGTCCACATTCTTCCCGTCAACCTTGCCGTCTACGAGCAAGTCCGCCATTTTTCCTTTCTTCTGAACAAGATTGTAGACGCCCTCGTCTACTGTGTCTCGAGTCAAGATTGTAACTACACGAACCGTTCCTCTTGTACCGATTCGGTGTGCTCTGTCTTCAGCCTGGTCTTTGATTCCTCTGTTCCACGGCTCATCTACGAAGATTACAAGCTGTGCGGCGGTAAGTGTGAAACCAGTGCCCAGAGCGCCTATCGTGCCAATCATGACCTTACAGTTGGGGTCGTTCTGGAATCTATCTTTTTCTTCCATTCTCTGAACAGAGCCGACTTCACCTGTAATATATGCTGGGTTGTACTTCTTGAGTTTATGTCGAATTACATTCGTCATCTCGCTCCAGTTACTGAAGATGATTGCCTTTCCGCCCACGGATACTTCTTCTTCTACGAGCTCTTCCATACGGTCCATCTTCGCAGATTTTGTAACTGTACTGGATAGAATGCCCGGGTACCCTGTGACCTGACGCAAGCGTAACATTTCAGACAGCGGGTCAGGGTGAACCTTGACCTTGTCGATGTTATCACGAACCTGGTCTCGAACATCTTTATACAGAGATTTCTGTTCAGGATAGGCATCTACCCACTCAATAGTGTGAACCTTAGGCGGCAGGTCAAGAACATCTCCCTTAACCCTTCTAAGCATCACCTTAGACACCATTGAACGGAGCTCGTCCAGGTTCTTATATCCGACGATTTCTTTTCCTCCAAATCCGCCCATCGTGCAATAATGCTGTTTATAGGCGTAGAAACTATGAGTTTCAAATCCGGACCACTTTAGAGGTAGGTACAAATCCAGAGGATTGTTCAATACAAAAGTACCGGACATTGGAATCTTAGGACCCTTGCAATCAATAGACAGAAGAGCCTTACCTTGCTGGCTATCGGGGTTCTTTGCCTTGTGTGCCTCATCAAAAGCAATCATTCCAATGATTCCTCTATCACATAGTTCTTGAATTTTCTCTGCAATAGGAAATCTGATGACTGTGCGTTTTCCTTGCTTTTCTTTGAAGCTACCGCCCCTGAGTGTCTCGATATTGGTAATCCAAAAGAACTGATGCGGGATATTGTTAAGGTCTTCCATCTTGTCTTTTGTGCTACCCTCAATCATCTTAATGGGCGGCCGTTTTGTGAATCGAGTACCTAAAATCCACGAATCTTCTCTGCTGTGAATTTTGACCTCATCTGCCCAGTTGTACTTGTTACCGTTGATTCCGCAGATGATAAGACAATGTTTTAGACCGTCTGTCTGTTTTCTACACATGGCGAGGTCGATTATTTCTTTTGTCTTACCTAAGCCCTGGTCATCGCCAAGAAGAAAACTTTCATGCTCAAGACCGTAGATTACACCCTCCATCTGGTGTTTGTAGGGCTTGGTGGTAAATACGAACCCCGAAGGCAGTTGTGCGTGAGACTCGGGCGTCTCGTGGCGCATCTCACCGCGTAACAGCACGTCATAGTCGTGTAGCCTACTCATGAGCATTGGTACAGCGGATTCGGGTATTTCCCATGTCTTCTTGTCCGGAATGTAGACTCTTGTACCCATACTTTTGATAATGGACACGAGATTAGATTCGTATTCAAATGATACAAATGCAGAAAGTTTTGAAAGTGATGTAGGTTTCAATCTTTCCGGCTGGGCGATTTCAATATATACCATATCGCTCCTCCTTTCATCATAGTGTATTGTACTACATATTATTCCAAAATGCAAGCATTTCTTAAAAAAAAGTGTGCGGCTCGCTGAATGAACCGCACACATATTTATATAGGCTCTAAATGGCTGGGCTGTCTCTACTTTCTTCATCTGAACTAACGAAATTGCTCGCCTTCGCGGACTCGAAAGTTATCCCGCCCCGCTTGTGGTCGGACTTTGCGAGAGATAGGTAACCATTTGCTCCTGCAATGATTACTGCTTCCCCCACTCCCGTCGCGGCTGTGAGCCAGGCAGCGGCGGCGGTGTAGCCGCTCTTGATGCACATATACATCAAGAACAGGCACTCTTGAACGATGATGAACCCAAATACCATTGCAATAAGGCACACCATCTTACTCCATTGAATTTTCCGCTTTTTGCGCTTTGCGGTGGTGCGCCTTCCTCTTGCCATTACTTCAGTCCGAACTTTTCAGCGAATCGGCTGAGAACAGTTGCAAACTGCTCACGAGTCAGGAAGTCCTGCCACATATAGTTCGGCTCACCGTTGGGAAGAGTAGACCCGCCCACGAGAATGCCGTTCTCTACGACAAACTTTCTTCCCTTCTCACTGTACTGGCCGCAGTCATTGTCCTGAAGCTCGGCGCGATAGGCAGCCATGGCCACCTTGAACATTTCGTTGAAGTTATCCTGAGTCATTTCTTCTTTAATCTCCTCTCCTGCAAGACTCCAGTCAGGTCTACCATAGCCAGCAATATGACTATAACTCAGCTTGTAACTCTTGTTTCGTACGGCTCCACCGTTCGGGACGACACCAGGTGCGCTTGAGGTGTTGCCCTCAATCGTGTAGACTCTGCCGCCTTCTACCTTCTCCACAAGGCCGGTATGATAGGAGCTTGCGCCTCCATCATTTGTGAAGAAAATCTGGTCGCCGGGCTGAGGGTCTTTGAAGAAGTGGCCGGCCTTCTTGTAGTAGCCCATGCTGTAAGTACACCCCGCGCCTGCGCCCTTCTTCGGCTGGAAGGTCATAGCCATTCCGAGCTCAAGGCCGAAGGTGTAAATAAAGCAGTAGTCTACGAAGCAGTCGCACCATGCGTAGCCATTCTTCTTGCCGTTGTAGACGACCTCGAGATCGTCCAGGAAGGCCGCGAACTTGTTCCAGTTGTTGTAACCGGCGTTCGCGGTCTTGTCCTCAAGCTGGGCGTTTGTCGCCTTCTCGAGGTACCCGTTCTCTGAACGGGCGGTAGCGAGTACACGCTGAACAGGTGTCATAGCTTTAGACCTCCTTGCCGATACCGTCAATCGCGTCCTGGGTCTTCTGGGACTGGGTGCCGAAGTAGAAGGCGATAATGACGGCGTAGATCGTCATAAAATCCTGGCTGATCTTGCCGACGATCGCCATATAGGCGAACACGCCGGTCAGGACCAGGGTGACGATCGACTTGACGCTCAGCAGATTGCCGAGTCTCTTGATGATCTTTTCGTTCATTCCAAATCTCCTTTCTCAGCCTGCAGGTGGTCGGTCGGCAGCGCCAGGAACTTCGCTTTCAGGTCGTTCATGACGCCGTTGACGCCCAGGCTGTGATACTGCGTCCAGCAGTTGATGAAATTTTCGCGAGCATAGATCGGGGCGTACCCCCGTTCGCTCCACTTGTTATAGTCGGCGATCATCTGCGCCCTGAGGAGCGCCTGCACGCCGAGCCGAACGCCCTTGATCTGGGCGAACAGCAAACGAAAAACGCCGACAAGCAGACTGCCGGCGCCGAGAAGGCTGAGGACCTGATATAGCGTCATTCAGTTACCTCCGTCCAGCCATAAACGCCAGGCTCCCAAACGTTGTTATCGACGTCGGAGGTCCAGCGCTTACCGGAGTGCAAGACCTTTGCGCCCTTGGCGTAGGCGTCATGTGCACCCTGGGGCTGAGACCAAACCGGCCACTCTTCGGCAGGGTCGGCGGTAGCTTTCCATAAGCTGGAGGTGACATCAGGAGTCCAGTCCGCCTGCGAGGTATGATCTTGCAGGCAACGGTAAAGTTGGCCGCCGTATTTGCGGATATTGCCAGTCTTATAGGCGATCGGGTAGGCCCAGGCAGCAAATAGGTCAACGTGCTCATTGGCGGTCGTGTCATCGACCGCGCCGCTTTCCGCAGCGTTTACGAAGAGAATCGACTGCACGGCCACGGCCTCGGTAGTGAGCGTGCCTGCGTCCACGAAGGCAAGCGTAACGCGCTCCAGGTCGTCCGTGGTGGACTTCCCCTCAAGGCCATATACTTTGCCTTCCCAGGCAATACCGTGAGCCCTGGACTCGCCACATAGCCCCCAGGAGCCATTCTCAAGTGGCTCGACAAAGTTTGGTTGCTCGGTCAGCCCCAGAGTAATCCCATCTTTTACGATTCGGTACATTAGTTGCCCTCCATTTCGTTTTATCGTTCGGGTGGAACCCGAAAAGATGCTTGAAAAATAGATCGATACGCGCGACGGCCTTGAAGCTGTCGCCTCGTCGCATGTGTCCCTTGAAGCTGTCATAGGCGGTGCGAATATCCTCGAGCGAGAACTCGCCGGCCTCGTACCACTTGCGGAACTTGAAGAGCTTTCTCTTCATCGCGCGCATGGACGCACGGCTCATTTTGCGAAGGACTCGGTCGGTCTCCGTCAAGATGAACTTCGTTTTGAGGAATACAATGCCGCGTGTGATCGGGCGGATTTTGGTCTTGCGCAGGTTGAGCGTGATACCCAGCTCGGCGCAGACCTCTTTGATTCTCTCGAGGCAATACTCCAAATAGTGAATATCCTCGTGAATCAAATAGCCGTCGTCCATATAGCGGCCGTAGCCCTTGATTTGAAGCTCTTCTTTGATAATATGGTCGAGCTTGTTCGGCAGCATGAGCGCCGCGTTTTGCGAGATTTGACTGCCAAGGCCGTACCCGACCGGACCAAAGTTTTCAAGGAAGTCGTTTGCGAGCTTTCTCGTCCTTTCGTCATGAACGCGCCGAGCAAGCTCGTTCTGAACGGTCCAGTGCTGCGCCGAGCCGAAGTAGTCCTTGAAGTCAAAGACGAGAATACCGCCCTTGAGACCGTGCTTGCGAAAGTGCCTTTGCAGGTGGCAGTTGAGCCGGTCCATTGCGAAGTCAATGCCCTTGCCTTTAATGCTTGCGGCATTGTCATAAATAAACGCAGGTTGAAAAACCTTTGTGATAACCTGGTCGCAGAGATTTCTCTGAACGGCGCGCTCCGTGATATGGACGCTGCGAATATGGCGCCATTTTCCACGATCGTAAATGTCAAACTCGTAAAAGCCTCGGCTTTTATACGTTCCAGCCATCAGCTCGGCATGGGTCCTCGCGGTATTCGAGATGATGTTCATTCGGTAGCGCTGCGTCGAGCATTTCCAGTTGACATTCTTGCAGCAGGTTTGCCCTGCCTGAAATAGATTGCTAAAAGAAAAGGCCTCCTCAAAGCTGCCGCAAGCAATGCTGCGAGCGAGCCTTTTGGCTTGCCTCCTCTGACAGCGGCGTTGATACCTAAGCTCGTGCCGCTCTTCGCTTGTCATAGATTAGATTGTCTCCTTCGTACAGTGGTATTTATAGAGCGCGTGTTATAACTGCGTAGCGGCGCCGTCCATGAAACTCGGTACCCGCGCGCTTCCGAGCCATGCAAGCAGCGTCCAGACGGCCGCATCGACGGAGTGTTTTTGACCCGACGGCCAGGGAAGCAAGTCCTCCTTCCGTATCGGTCCTGCTTTCGCTCTAAAGAGAGTTACTCGGTCTCACCAGGAAATAAACGGAATCCGAAGGCCACGCCATTCGAGTTGCTGGCGTTGTTGTTGTTGGCGTTGCCGTTGCTGTTGACATTACAGAAGTTGGTAGTGTTGCTCGCATTAGGAGAACGCTCCCACCAGTTGTTCGCAGACAGGGCAACAATGCAGGACTTGACCCAGTTATTCAGGAAGATTTTTATATCGGGCGCGATCTGAGCGCCTGATACCGGAAATGAGTTTGGCCTCCTCGATGATAAGCTCGCCCCAAACCGTGAAGGCGTTGTCAAAGCCTTTGAAGTTCTCAGGGTTCTTCCAGAGGACGCCCGCAAGAAGGCCCAGGTGCCGGTCGAGGGCTTGAAGTTTGGCATTTGCCGCGATCAAGTGATCTCTCCGGAGCTGGGCCTCATGCTGGTTGATCGGGAAAATGCTGTTCGCCATCGTGACTTCATCGTAGACGGCGCTTGCGTGGTCCATGATCTTCTGCGTCAAGTAGAAGGTGTACCTTTTAGGTACCTTGAGGCACTGCTCGAGGGTATGGACCTGCAGCTTTCTCGCGGTCTCAACGAACTGCGCAGAGCTGGCGCCGCGTTTGGACTTGTAGACTGACATAAGCGTTTTCCTTTCCGCGGCCCTTACGGGCCGCAGATATTTGTAGATTACAGATTAAACACAGAAGCCGAAGGCCACGCCAATCGAGTTGCTGG